TATCTGTTAAGCAGTTCTTTGATGTAAAGCGTCTTAAAATTTTTCAGATTAGGATGTTTGCTTCGAGCCATCTTTTCTGCCCGTTCTTCAACACTCAAAACACTTTCAAAGTCATCATCTACATCAACAACATAGCGCATACATTCATGGTCGTGCTTATCATTCCAACCTTCAAAAAGAACAACAAACTTTTTCATAATGTATCTCCCCTTAAATCTTAGTTTTTATCGTTTTGCTTAATTTCTTCTTCAACCACAATGTACGGAATTTTCTCCAAAGATGATCTAAGTAACGCAATCACCGCTCTGCCAGATTTTTCGTCTGCCAGTTTTGATACATCTTTTAGCTTTTTTAAGACATCTTCTCGCTTCACATACTTACCCATTATGATTCTCCTTAAAACTCATCATTTCAAATAATGTGCCGGAGCATCTTTCATAAGAAGTAAAACAATCTGCTCGTATCGTTTATGCGCTTCTTCTGTAATGGCGTATTCCAACACTCTCACATCAGAAAACTGTAGGTTTTCTGCAAGAATTTTGAGCGTTGAAGTTGGCTCCAACACTCCATTTCCATTCTTGAACTCGTAAACACTCTTGCATAACGCAACCAAATCATTGTCACTAACATGGGTGATATAGTTGTTCATTTCTCCGTAAGTCATAACATTCTCCTAGAACTCAGCTTTTATCGGCGTTCACAAGCGTTCTTAATGCAACAATCCCCATTGAACACGCTTCATACTTCTGCACATCATTTTCGTCAAAGCAGTTAAATCCAGCTCTCACATCAGAAAGTGTATGAATCGCATCCCAAACTTCTTCTTCGGTGTATTTATATGCCATATCTATTCAACCCCTTTTAGAACTCAACTTTTATCGTCAATCCTCCAAGAAATCCTCCAACTCAGTTCTTTTTATCCAATACGGACTTTACAAGTTCTTCAATTTCTTCCAAATTTACCATTATTTCATACCATCCTGCTGAATGCCCTTTATCGTAAGCGTACTCCCAAATTTTTGCCGCTTTCTTTTCTGAAATCTCAAAACCGACTTCTTCTTGAATTGTCTTATAAATCTCTTCGTAGATTTCATCCCTACGCTTCATTTTTTCTTGATTCAGTCGTTTAACTTCATTGTCATAATCATCGTTGCTCTTTTGCGCTTGTTCTTTGTTCCACTTTACTGACTTGTCTTCGTCAAACACAAAATTCGATGGAACTCGCTTGAAGCCATAAGGCTTGCATCCCATATTTGCCATCGCTTCATATTTCTGCCCGATGTCAATCCATACGTCATTCATCTAAAAAATCCTCCAATTCAATCTTCCCATCTGCCGCCGCAACTGCCAAAGCGTACACGAACTGTCCAATCGTCATTCCGTGCCGCCTTGCCTCACGGTTGATGTACTTGCGTTCTTCCTCGCTCATAAGGATAGTAATGCGCTTAGAACGCTTGCCATCTCCGCTTGCAACGCCCTGATGCGATTCCGGCATCGGGATTTTTTTCTTTGCCAAACCAGCTTCAACTAGTGCGCCGGATACATCGCCTTGTTCAATAAGACGTTGAACTTCTTTCGCCTGTTTCAGCTTCTTTGGCTTACTTTTGCTTACTACGGCATTGTTTGGCTGTGTTTTGCTGTCTTTGGCTTGCTTCGGCTTAATACTGCTTAATTGCACTTCATTAGGCTGTGCATGGCTGTCTGTGGCATCATTGGGCTTAATTTGTGCTTGTTCGGCTTCGTTCGGCTTTGCTTGGCTTACTTCTTCTTCCTTTGGCTCACTTCGGCTTAATGGCTGTTCCGAAAAAATAGGCTGGAAATCAAACCCGCCAAGTAGACCTGTGGATTTTTTGCTGGTTGATTTCATTCCTCTTCCTCCATCCGTGCTCCACAGTTCGGGCAGTAGTTCCAACGTGTGTGATGATTTTTTGTGTGGCATCTGCTACACTCGAACCTTGTAAACGTATCGTCCTGTACAATCCATTCAGCCATCGGATGAAGATTCTTAATGGCAACAGAAGGAATGCTTTTTAAGATGTCAATGGCATTACAACAAGCACCGCATCGAACCCCATTGTAGTTTTGGCAATCTTTGCAATATGATTTCTTAAACTTTTCCATAAGAACTCGCCGCTCTATGTACTCAACCATTTTTATCACCCTCCACAATCATCTCTGCCAACGCCTTGAAATCCTCTGCGCTAGTACTCTTTGCCGTGTCGCCGCTAAACAGGCTGTGACGCTCTGCTTGCGCCTTACGAACGCCCATAGACGGTCTAATCTTCACGTCCAGCAGGGTTGTGCCCATGCTCTGTGCAATCACAGGAAGCTGCTCCACAACCTCTTTGGACAGGTTCTCACGGCTCTTGTACTGGTTCAGAAGCAGACCTTCAATCTTCAAGGTCGGGTTGAAATATCTGCGAACATCGCCAATGGTCTGCGAAAGCTGGCTCAAACCAGCCAGTGCGTATCGGTCTGCTGTGATGGGCACGATAATGCTGTTAGCGGCGATCAGCGCGTTCACAAGCGCAAGACCAAGCTGCGGAGGAGTGTCCAGCACAATGTAATCGTACCGCTCAGACACGCTCTCAAGGGCTTCTCGCAGCCGGAAGTTCTTGCCCATGTCCCGGACAAGCTGCTCGTCAATGTCCTTCAATGCGTTGTCGGACGGCAGAATGTCACCAGCTTCACAGTGCTGGATTCCTTCTTCCACTGTGCCCTGCCGGGTCATCACATCAAACAGGGTGCATACGTCTTCTGTCTGTGCACCGTATGTGTCCGTTGCGTTGCACTGGGCATCGCAGTCCACCAGCAAGACTTTCTTTCCAAGCAACTGCAATGCACCAGCCAGACAGGTGCTTGTTGTGGTCTTTCCTGTGCCGCCCTTCTGGTTGGCGACAGCTATAATTTTTGTCATTTTATCACTCTTTCTTTATTCTTCGGGTTCATCAGGAAGTGGCATCCAATGGGTTACATGATATAACACATTATCATCAATCAGTTGCGTTTCACTATTGTTTCCATAGAACGCATCCGTCAACACATCATCTGTATACCATTTTTCGCCTTTGAAGTCACCATAATAACCGAAAGTAACACCCATCACTTTATCATAAATGATAATCTGAACATACTTGTCTGGCATCTTATCTTTTACGCTAATCCAACCCATTCTCGCTCCTTTCTGCATCATCTGCTCAATGTGCTGCATTTTACTACTCAAGATAATCGAACCCGAATGTCGCAAACTTGCTTAATTGCGAATCTTTGATAACCGTCCGAAGATAAGCTTCTGGCACTTCAACATCCGGTTTGTCCTTTACGGCTTGCTCGTATGCGCCTTGCACAATGTTTACAACAGCATCTTTCTTCTTGTCTTTGCGAATATTCGGGTATTCAGATTTTATTCGCCTTGCCACAGACCTTGCAATGCTTGCACACTGCTTTTCGTCAACGCCCGGCATCAGGCTTGCCCAGTCAACATCTTCGTATGCGCCGTTTCTAGGGCTTTTTACGGGCTTTTCACTATCAGAAGCATCTCTCAAGGGTGTTGTCTCAATCTCGCTGGATTCGGCATCTATAACCGGCTCAGAGCGTTTTATCTTTACGTCAAAGATAATCGATACTATTCTGTGCCCAACAGTCCGTTTTTTATACGACACAGAAATGTCGGATATTTCATTGATTTCAGCAACAGCGACATCCAAGACTTTTGCTCTAAAAAATTTGAACTGGTCATAACTGCTTGCTGTCGCACCAAGCTGCTCTTTTAGCTTCTTGATGCTGATTTCATGCCCCTTCGACCCCATGTTCATCCAGTCCCGAAGAATCGAATAGAGCAAGATGCTATACTGAGATTTCATGCTTGCCGTGTATCGCAGACGATACCGAACATACCCTTTTTCTGCAATATCAAAAAACACAGGCTGCAACAAAGGATTGCACCTTATTGAAACCATGTATGTAAAGCACTCCGGGTCAAATCGAATCTGCGCCATAGCAAACAGGGTGTAAAGAGTGTATTCGTCCTTCCCTTCAAGAGGAACGGCTACTGTGTTCTCAATGAAGTGCCTAAGCTGTTGCTTCAAATCTTTACTGTTCAGACGGATACCTAAGAAATCGCAGTATTCTTTCAGCGTGAACTGAACAGTTGCACTTTCAGGGTCGCGAGGGTTGATTCTTGACAGGTATACTTCCAGAAGACGAAGTTCCCCAGCGGTATAGTCCCTGAACTTTGCCCACACAAGAGCCTTACTCTTTTCCACGAGATTATTCATTGACAAGTCTCCCAAGTTCTCACATCCTTCCCACTTGTTGATACCAGTATATCACAGCACGGTTGAATTATCAAGAGTTCATTTCTACCATCATGCAGATTTGGTATACCTGTCCGTGCAGATTTTGTATACCTCCATGCAGTTTTAGTATACCTTCGTGCAGATTTGGTATACCTCCTTACATATATTAAACAAGATACTAAACAAGAGAGATAAATAACATCTACTAAATAGCAAAGAAGCAGACACTTTTCAACACACACTTCTTGAATTTTCAAATATTGTTGAAAACAACAGCATCCAAAGCCAATAAATGCAAGCCAGAAGCAAGCCGAGAGGCGCACCATCTACGGTTAGGCACATTAAACGAGGACAAAAAGTGGATAGAAAGGTATACAAAAACTGCACAGAGCATTCTTCCGATAGCGATTTTATTGCGCAAAAACACAAATATACGATACTACGTTATTATTGTGCAATGACGTTCAACTATGTGTACACCATGTATGAACTAAAGGTATACTAAATCTGCATGAAATGGGACAAAATGTGCGCAAAATTAAACGCACTTACGTTGTTAGTGCTTTCTAACGTGTACAAAAAGTGGATGAAAAACTTTTAATTCAATGCGATGGGGGACAGATTGACAAGCCGACCAATCACAGACAATAGATTGACGATAATTCGTTATTTATTCCGCGCGAATGCTGCCGATTTACAGCCTATGGGGGACGGATTGACAAGGTAAATTTGCCCGATAGGTGTACAAAAAGTGGATGAACGTGTACAAGATGTTCTTAAAAAACTGCGATAATTCGACAATCAGCCAGTTATATTATTGGGATTCACGGTATAGGAATCGTTGGACTTCATGGCTGCTTCCGTTCCGGCGTCCTGCGCCTGATAGAGAATTTCCATCTTTGGTGCGGTTCCGTTCGGGTCTGGGTCTGTTCCGGTGGCCTGTGCCATCTCATAGCTACCAGACACCATTCGGCAGACAGCGACCCTGTCCTTGAGCGGCGTGTGGAGGTTTGCCAGAATCTCCGTCAACACGCCGATGTGGTCTGAGCCGTGATCTCCGTACCGGATGTACAGCAAGGCATCTATCTCATAGGAGGAACACTCCATCATAGCATCTATGAGAATCTGCCGTTTCTCCATGTCGGAAAGGTCATCCTCAAGGTGTTCAAGTAGCCCCGGATGAATACAAGCGTCCATGTATCGAGCCACCGATACGCCGCAGCAGGTGAACCAGCGCATAGCCATCGGAAGGGAAATAGCTGCCAGACCTTGCTCCCAATTTGATATCGTGCCACGATTCACGCCCATTTTTGCCGCCAACTTCTGCTGGCTCAAGCCGGAACGCATTCGAGCCATCTCCAATGCCTTGGCAGTTCTTACTAAATATTCATCCATAAATTCTCACCCTTTCAACAAAATCCGGCAAACCTGCCGGGTTCGACAAGCCAAAAAATGGAAAAAGCTGCTATGGAGAACCAACAGCAGCCTATGTTATAACTGTATTGTCAAAAAATTCCAAAGAAGAAGGGAACAAAAATGAGAGAAACTGTAATCTGGAACCATGAACGTATGCCGATCATCGACGGAATGCCTGCCAGCGTTCCCGATGGGCAACCACACACACCTGAACCATGGGAGGAAAGCTAATGAACCGAACTGTAGATGCTCTGATTATTCCATACGCTCGCAGACGGACGCTGGAGCTTGTCCTGAGCCTTTCGGGGTACGAAGCTGATAAAGATGCTTACCTCGAAGCAAAAGGCATCTTGGAACGCGCCATAGCCGCTTTAGACGATGGACGCGACCCGGCAGATAACATCGAACGCATTGACGGACAACTTGTGGAACTGTGAAAGGAGAAAAAGATGGACTTTACGAATGGATTCTATAAAGTCGAGAACCCTGTCGTTCTTGAAGAAGTGAAAACTTTCCTCCAGTCAATGGAACGGCGTGGAGCAACCGTGAAAGACTTGGACGATGCCATTGTGCAGCTAAACAATGTTTCGCATAGCATTAGCACAAACGCTCTCGTCAAAGCAGATGTGTTGGACGATTTACCGGATAACCCTTTTCGTTCCATGCTCAACGGAATGTTACAAAGCAAAGGGTAACTTAAACTTAATGTGGCTCTTAATCATTGTCATTGCAATTTTTGGCTTTCCTGATACAAAGTAATGGATGGAGAAATCATTTAATTTTAACAAAGTTGTTGAAATGGTATTGACTGCACAACAGAAGGGTGTATAATCATATCAAATGAACGTCCGTACTTACTGATCGGGAGGATATGCCACAATGAGTGAACAGGAAAGAGCCAAGATTGACCGATTTATTGCATGGCTGCTGGAACATCCTGAAAAGATTCCGGCAGCGGAGCAAGCACTAGACCTAGAATAACAGAAAACCCCTTGCGCAGAGCTACACCAGCCCGGCACAAGGGGGTCTTTTATTTTACCGGGTCAGAACCACTTCTTTTTTCGGTTTTTACGGTAACGATATTTTCTGCTGTTGCCATATAGCACGCGGTCATTGCCTTTTAACAAGGCTTGCATGAACCAGAAGCAAAAGGCACAGCCACACAACAGGTAATACATGGGCTTACCTCACATGTTTTCGATCAGGTTCATCAGAGCTTCGCGCTGTTCTTTCGGCATAGATTCAAGTTTTCTTCTAATCCGCTCCACTGCTGCATCGACTTCACTTTGCGGCTGCTGGGGCGGGTTTTCTTTTTGGTCGCCAGAAACCAAAGCATCTACGCTTGTTCCAAAATAAGAAGCTATCTTATCGAGCGTTTCGTATTTCAGGCTTTGCTTTCTACCGTTTTTCAAATCGGTCAAAGACCCACGGCTTGCACCCGATTCCTTGCACATTGTGGTCACATTTACTCCGCGCTGCTTGCAGAGTTTTTCAATATTTTCGTACAAGTTTGCCATAATTCCAGTCCTCGCATTGTAAGGTTTGCTGAAATTACGCGAACGCTTAAAAAAGCCTTGCATTTTACGCGAAAGCGTATTATACTAAGACCGTACCGCGAAGGCGTAATGAATGATTTCTAGCAACATCATTATATTACACTTATGCGTAAAAATCAATAGTCGGAGGTGAAATAATGGCTGAAAAAAAGCCTCTATGTGACTTTGGCAAACAAATCGAGATTGCTCTTATCCAAAAAGACAAGACTAACGACTGGTTGATTGAAAAAGTCAAGGAGGATACTGGACGATATTTTGACCGCTCTTACCTCTTCAAGGTTAAGACTGGAAAGCTGGAAACGCCCGGAATCAAGAAAAGCATCTGCCGGATTTTGAATATTCAGGATTCGGGAGCATAAGAAAGGAGAGAAAATGGCGAACATTCAAGTTTTTGAATATCAGAACAACAAGGTTCGCACAGTTGACGTGGAAGGCGAAGCGTGGTTCGTTCTGAAAGACGTGTGCGAGATTCTGCGCATGGATACTACCCAGCTTAAAAAGGTCGCCGACCGACTGGATGAAGACGAAAAGGGTCGTACCCTGATTACGACCCCCGGTGGAATGCAGGAAACATGGATTGTCAATGAATCCGGTCTGTACCATGTCATTCTTCGCAGCGACAAACCGGAAGCGGCTCCGTTCCGCAGATGGGTCACGAACGATGTACTTCCTGCAATCCGCAAGACTGGAAGCTACAACGCACCGCAGCTTACCCGATCGCAACTCCTTGCAACTGCACTGATCGCAGCGCATGAGGAGCTGGAGGAGAAGGACAAGCAGATTGCAGAGCTGACACCGGATGCTGAGTTCGCTCGTGCTGTGTGCATTGCGGACAACTGCCGGACGGCCACCAGCATTGCGAAGGACTACGGTCTGACTGCTGAAAAGCTGAACAAGCTGCTTTACAGCCAGCGAGTTCAGTACAAAGACAGCGATGGTCAGTGGGTGCTGTACAAGCCCTATCAAGGCAAGGGATACACCAAGAATCGAAAAGGCAAAGCCATTCAACGCTCCAATGGAAAGACTTATATTCCGAACACGACGGTTTGGACGGTCGAGGGTGAAAAGCTCATCCATGAGCAGCTCAAGAAGCTGGGCGTCACGCCGAGAATCGAGACTAGGGCTGTTGCAGAACAGGAAGATTTCGGAGGATGGGAGGACTGAATATGGAGCAGATCATCACCTTGAAAGTAGACCTTGAGCACCCGGACGAAGCACACAACGCCATTGACAAGGCGGTGGAAGCATACGAGGGAAGCAAAAAGCGTTGGGATGCCTTTGAAATCGACAAAGCCAAAAGCATAGCACGAGACATTTTGTGCGGCCTGTGCGATGAAGGCTACAATATGATATGGACGGTCGCGGATGGTGCTGTTGGACTATCGATTTGGGCAGATTTTAAGGAGCTCTGCGTTGGTCAGTGCTATATGACCGAAGAGGGTTTGCGTGATATCTGGGTCGAAAAGCTAGTTGCGCTGTGCATTGCCACAGGTCAGCAAGTCCCGAAATTCATCATCAAAAAGGCTGGTGAATGTTGGTGACGTATTTTTACAAAGCACCGAGCCGGAAGCGCAGGTTGAAGCTTGCAATGGCAGCGGGCGTGCCCCGGAACGAAGCCAACAATGTACTGTGGATGGAAAAGATGCTGAACCAGTGCTTTGAACGGCATAATCGGGAAGCCAGAGAGAAAGACGGTGAACGCGATGAATAAATTCTGCGTCCGCTGTGGAGCGCTTCTTGAAGCTCCGAACGCAAACCAGAAGTATTGTGTCGTATGTGCACACAATGTCCAGCTTGAACAGCAAGCAAAATGGAGACGTCGGAAGGGCAAGGCCGAACGAGTGATGGGCCTCTGTGCTTGGTGCGGTAAGGCGATGGTTAAGAAAACACCAGACCAAAAGTATCACAAAGATTGTGCCAGAAAGGCCGAAAGGTCATGCGCACCGGCTGGATATCAATTCAAGCTGCCAGAAAGGCAAAGGCCAGCTCCGCCTAGATACAGCATCAAGCAAATAAACGACAAGGCAAAGTCGCTCGGAATGAACTACGGGCATTACAGCATGTTGCTTAGTCAGGGAAAGGTGGAGCCGCCTGATGAACGGTAGATATTACGGTCAGCGGGAAATCCGTTGGAACAGCCGTGAAAAGGAACGGCTGGAACACATCAACAAGCGAAAGGAGAAAGATGAAAGCACTCGTGGAAATCGTCCTGATCTGGGGCATTGTCTTAGCGTTGATTCTCGCAGCGTTTCTGCTGAACTTCTGGCTTGTGCATCACATCGAGATTTTGGTCGGAGCTAAGGCGACATGGTACATCATTGGCGTTAGCGCTCTGATGGCAACCATTTGGATTTTCGGTGTTGGTAAAAAGGCATGACGCTGGAAGATGCAATGAGGGTCAGGTTATCAAGGCCGACGATTTACAGCATCTTGGGCAAGCGAAAGAAGCAGAAAAGTTCCGTTCGGGTCGATACGCTTCTAAAAATCGCAAAGGCGTTGAATGCGAAAATAGTCATCAACGAGAAAAAGACGAACTGATTCGACATTATTTTGAAAGAGGTGAAGAGAGATGAAAACAGTTAAAGGCACGGTGCTGTGCTTTATGAGTATTTCGCTTGCTATCGTAGCTCTTGGGTGCGGGAACGCCATTGAGAACGCGACGGACGGATGGGAGATGCTTGGATACACGTTCCTTGCTCTGGCTGTATTTCTTGTGGCTTTGATTTTGGCCGCAATTGGCATAAGCGCCGAAAATGATCGCATGGAGCAAGAAAACCGGAAAATTAAGCGCATCCCGTATCACACAAACGAGTGGAGGGATGCCAAGTGAAGTGCCCGACATGTGGAAGCGAGAAAATCAAAATCTATCGCAGCACATCATGCGAAGACAACATCATCCGACGGAGACTGTGCGAAAACTGCGGTCATGCGTGGAATACAGTCGAAATCGATTTAGACCAGTGGGAGTCCGTAACGAGGAGCTTCAGCAAGATGAAATATGTCATATCTCAGTTGGAAGCCCTTGTGGAAGAGATGAAGGCAAAAATCCTGAAGCTTGGAGGCACGGTATGAACGAGATGTACGATTGCTCCGGCTGTTTTGATCGGTTCGGTGGCGTGGTTGAGCCGCCCGATGACTACTACTTCGCACCCAGAGCGGACGAAGAACCTGAATGGCAGCGGCCAGATGAAGCGGATTCTGTGTGCTGGGGAGAATGATTTTGTACAGCCGTATTAAGCCAAAGTAAGAACAATGAAGCCTAATGAAGCCGAAGAAAGGAAACGTATGGACAACAGCAAAATCCATGAAGCTCTGATGGCTGTTCAGTCAGAGTTGAAAGCACCGAAGGGACAGATGAACAAGTTTGGCGGATACAAGTACCGCTCGTGCGAGGACATTCTCGAAGCGGTCAAGCCCATCTTGAAAGCGCATAGCCTTGTGCTGTGGCTTTCCGACAAGCCTGTTATCGTTGACAGTTGGCACTACATCGAAGCCACTGCAACAGTTGAATCGCAGGATGGCGCCACCTACACGGTGACTGCATACGCTCGTGAGCCTGAGTTCAAGAAGGGAATGGACGATTCGCAGATTACCGGCACTGCAAGTAGTTACGCCAGAAAGTACGCTCTGAACGGTTTGTTCTGCATTGATGATACAAAGGACGCTGACACGGACGAGTACCAGAAGCAGACCGCCAGAGGAGCAAGAAAGCCTGAGCAGGGACCAGCACAACAGGAAGAAATCCCGCCCTGCGCTTGCTGCGGAAAGCAGTTGCAGCCTATTCAGTACAACAACCGAACCGTATCGCCGCTGGAAACTGCAAGAAGCACAAAGAAACGCTTTGGGCGCGTCCTGTGTTGGGAATGCGCTCAGAAACAGCCGAAGGAGGGCTAAATAATGCTAAACTCTATCGCAATTCAGGGTCGTCTGGTTCATACGCCCGAAGCTAAGGTCACGAAGTACGGCAAGGATGTTTGCACGTTCAGCATTGCTTGCGACCGCCAGAGTAGCGGCCAGAAGGAAACCGACTTCTTTAACTGCACTGCATTTGGCAACACGGCGCTGTTCGTTTCCAAGTGGTTTCAGAAAGGCAGCCTGATTCTGGTGGCTGGTAGCATCCAGACGCGGAAATATATCGACAAGCAGGGAAACAACCGCACCGCAACGGAAATCATGGCAAACAAGGTTGACTTCTGCGGCGGCAAGTCTGACAGCAAACCCACCGACCGGGCGCAGGATGCACCGCAGAATTACTCTCAGGGTAACGCAGACGACTTCTCTGTGATTGACGACAGTTCTGATCTCCCTTTTAACTAACGGTTACGCTACCGGGACAAAAGGCGAACCGCCTACCTTATATAAGAGCTGCGCTATCTGGCTGGACGGGCGCTTGGAAAGATGAAAGTTTTAGTTGCCTGTGAGGAATCGCAGGAAGTCTGCAAAGCATTCCGGGCGAAAGGTCACGAAGCCTATTCCTGCGACCTGATTGAGCCGTCCGGCGGGCATCCAGAATGGCATATTCTCGGTGACTGCCTAAAGGCTATTGAGGGGGGGGCAGGTCGTGACCATGGACGGAATCGCGCATGATGTGCCCCGCTGGGATATGATTATCGCATTTGTCCCCTGCACAAAGACGAGCAACGCGGGAGCAAGACACCTGTACAAGGGAGGAAAGCTCAATCTTTCCCGGTATTATGAGGGATTGTGCGGCAAGGCGCTTTTTCTTGCCGTGTGGGCGGCAGATTGCGAAAAAGTGGTGATTGAGAATCCTACCCCCAGCAAGATTTTTGATTACCCAAAGCCTACGCAGGCAATCCAGCCCTACGAGTACGGGCATCCATACAGCAAGAAAACGCTGCTGTGGGAGCGCGGTGTACCGCCGCTACATCCGACAGACATCGTGGAGCCTACGGCAACATGGTGCCCGTCAGGCTCCTACTCGCACAAGCACGGTGAGCAGCACAAGGGAATGTTTACCACTGACCGTGCAAAAAACCGGGCAAAAACTTTTACTGGCGTGGCAAAAGCTATGGCAGATACTTGGGGGTAATATAAAAAGTGAGTATGAGAGCTTCTATAAAGTCTGGGGATAAATTTGGTAAGCTTGTTGTCATTAAGCAAAATGGAATACATAAAAAGCCATGTGGAACAACGGAAAGAAAATGGCTTTGCAAATGTGAATGCGGGAATTTTATTACGGTTCTTGGGCATAACCTGAAAACTGGTAATACAAAATCTTGTGGTTGCTTACCAAGACAAATGAACAGATTACCTGACAACAAGGGCGTTATAAACCACATTATTTTGCAATATAAGCGTCATGCAAGAGATAGAGGGATTTCGTGGAATCTTTCTTATGAAGAGGTTAGGAGTATTATCCAGAAGCCTTGCTTTTATTGCGGAGCTGAAAAAAGCGACCGTACGGTCACTAAAAACTGCAAAGAAGGATATGACCATAACGGAATAGATCGAGTAGACAGTTCAAAAGGATACTCAGCAGAAAATGTGGTTCCTTGTTGCAAAATATGCAATCGAGGGAAAGCCAACATGAGCAAAGAAGATTTTATTGAATGGGCTTGTAGGATAGCAAAACATTCGCAAGCAATGTCCGAACAGTGGGGTTGATAGAATGATTACCTGTTGTCTCAACTGTCCATCACGCCACCAAGCTTGCCACGACACTTGCGATAAGTACAAGGCAGAGAAGAAAGACTTCGAGGAGCGCAAGGCTTTCGTGTATGAGCTGAACCATAGCCAGAGCGTGTACCACCGTGATTATGAGGACAAGCACCGTGAAAAAGGCAAGAAACGGTTTCTCGGAAGTGAATTTAGAGGTGAACGAGGATGAATAAAAGAAAGTATAAGCCGGGCAGTTACATCATTTCGCTTGATGACTTGATGAAGCAAGAGTTTGTTTACTGCGCCGGAAAACTTGTTCACAAAGGCTGGTTTGGGAGCTGGCAACTGCGATATGCAAATAGCGAACTTGCTCGGCTGCGCATCAGAGAAGCCAAAAAAATCGAGGGCAACGAATGAACACCGGCAAGCAGTTTGAAGCAGATTTCAAGGCATCCGTCCCATCCGATGCGTGGTGCTACCGTCTGAAAGATAGTGCTGCCACCTACTACGGCGGCAACGAGAACCTGTCCTTTTCCATCGACAACATCTGCGATTTCCTTGTGTACCGATACCCGATGAACCACTTGTTTGAACTGAAAACCATCGAAACACCCTCTATCCCTCTGGAAAAGGTGTTCGGCAAGTACGACAAGGCAAAGTGCAAGTACCGCAAGGAAAAACACATCACTGACATGGTGGAAGCAATGGGTTATGGCGGTCAGACTGCCCATGTGATAGTCAATTACAGGGCGGTCAACCGCACCTTTGCAATCCCCGCCAGCAAGGTTCTGGCGTTCCGTTACAACGAGAGCCGAAAGAGCATCCCTTGGCAATGGGCAGAGCAAGAGGGAATAGAGGTCAAAGCGAAAAGGCTGCGTGTCCATTGGCGGTATGACGTGAATGGACTGCTAAAGAGATTGGAGAAAGAACATGGCATTGATATGTAATAGGTGTGGCGAAACGTTTACACTTGAGGAATATAACAAAATGAAGAACAAACTTGAAGTTCGGCCAATAATCGGTGGAGAAGAAGGATGGAGCGTTCTTCTATGCCCCTCTTGCATGGCAAAGCTGAACGACTGGCTGAAAGGAGAACAGAAGTGAGCAAGAAAGTTTCAGACATCCTGCCCAAGACGGAAATCTTGGCGCAGGTGGCAGAAGAAGCGTCCGAGTTGGCACAGGCTGCATTGAAGCTGCGCCGGGCGCTGGATGGCACGAACCCGACACCGAAGAGTGTTGAGGAATGTTTAGAAAATATACAAGAAGAAATGGCGGATGTTTTTGTCTGCCTAACCATGTTTGGCAAGTCCGCCGAAAGAGACGGAATCTTGATTTATAACAGGTACATGGAAAAGGTTATCAAAATCGAAGATGAAAAAGAAGCCCGCTGGCTCTCTTGTCTTGGGACAAAGGAGCGGTCAGATGAATAAGCGCAGAAACCGCCCACCGTCCGGCAAACAGGCGATGTCAACTAACCTCCGCAAAATCGCACGACAGAACCAGTTGTACGGCTTTAACATGGCTCTGGATGGTATCGCCGCCACATGGGGAGCACTGATTCAGAACCTTCGGTGCGATGCAGACCTGACCGATGAACAGGTGCAAAAAATCATCCGCATTGGCGACCGTTATTGGGAGATGGTCGGAGATTTCAAGAACGAAGACATGACCCCTGACGAGTTTGCAGATTACATCACAGCAAAGTCAGAACAGGTCGAAAAAGAGTTGAGAGAAAGGTGGAGCTAACAATGTTTGAATTTGTAACCCGCTGGCTGGTCTGTCTAGTCCTGCTGGCGGTAGTGGTTCAGTCCGAACGGACAATCAAGAACATGGCGAACAGCCTGTTTGAGGAACGGCAGGCAATGCTTGTCTGGCTGTTCGTAAACGTGTGTCTAGTCGTTTGTACGGCTGTTGTGATGGGGTGGAAATGATGATTCAGGATATCAACATGGTAGGGCGTGAAAGGCTGGCTTTTCTGTATGGTCTTTATAGCGGCTGTGCGAAATCCGAAACTGAGCTTAATATCAAAGGCATTTATCAGGAAATGGCTTCCGAGTTAGCTTGGTGTTTGGGATTCAACGAGAACTACAGCAAATGTTATGAGATGAACGGGGAATAACCAATGGACAACGAACTTTACTGCCCGATGAAGATGACCAGCAATCCGCTTGGTCGGTGCGTCTGCGAGAAAGAAAAGTGCGCTTGGTGGCGGCAGTTGGACAACTGCTGTTCTATCTGGTGGATTGCGCGGAAGCTGGACAACATCGAAACGAAGATGAAGAGGTGATAACGTGAAGCTGGTTGATGTTGAGCCAATTATTGCGGCTTGGAAAGCTGTTGGCATTGATAAAAAGAATGAAGCGAAGTCGTTTTTGGATAGCAAAAACTTCATCGTATACATACAAGGACAAATCAGAAATAGCATTGGAGATGTGTTTTTAGATTTAGCCAACGTATTGGAAAAATCTGAGCCCGCCAATATATGGTTTGATGCCAAGAAAGTTTTACCCGAAAAAGAAAAAGAAGTTCTCGTAAAAAGAGAAAAGTTCGGCATTGAAATTGCATTTTTATCTTATGACGGACTATGGCAAGAGCACGACGAGTACATTGTATTTGGAGATGTAACTCATTGGGCGTATCTTCCTGAACCGCCAAAGGAGGTCTGATGCATGGCAATCAACAGGAAAATTCGTGAAGTGGTGTATCGGAAATATGATGGACATTGTGCGTATTGCGGAAAACAAATTGCATTTAAGGATATGCAGGTAGACCATTTTAAGCCGTTAAAGGCATGGGAACAAAATGATGAAAAGGCCAATGATGTCTCAAATCTTATGCCTGCTTGTCGAATGTGCAATCACTATAAACGTGCAAATTCCTTAGAAGTATTCCGTCGATACATTTATGAAATTCCACGCAAACTAAGAAATGATTACATTTACAAAATTGGCGTAGCTTACGGAAATGTAATTGAAAACGAAAAGGAAATCGAATTTTTCTTTGAAAGAGCAGAGAAAGAGCAAAAGAGGTGATAACTCTTGGCAACACCCCCGAAGCGTGGTCGTGGCAGACCGCCGCTGACCGAAGCGGAAAAGAAAAAGCGTGAGAAGCGGGCGCAAAAGGCGAAAGAAGAAGCCGCCGCGAAGCGTGAGAAAGAGCGAGAGAAGAAGAAACAGCAGATGCTTAACAAGCGGAAATCTATCCGCTCACAGGTGAGTAAAAAGGTGAAAGAACAACAGGAGTTAGCGATCACGAGGTCTAAGATGCTGAACACAGGCGATTTGCAGTCGAGAATCGGCGATGAAGAGGACAAGAAGGTCATCGGCATGATTGCAGCCAAGTATTTTGGCGACCTTCCGAGCGTGGATATGAACAACCCGATTGAAGTGCAGCAACGCCTTGACTTCTTCTTTGACGCTTGCATCGAAGCCAGAATCTCCCCTGTGGTCGAATGGATTGCACTGGTTCTGGGCATTGAATGGGTAAGCCTGAAACAGATTATGGCGGGCAAACGCCGTGACGACAGCTTGCAGCAGAAGTACATCTTGAAGCTGATTCTGCAAATGCAGTCCATGTGGGCGTACAACGGTATGTATGGGCAGGAGAACCCGGCAGAGTGGATTTTCCGAGCCAAGAACTACTTTGGTATGCGTGACAACGTGGAAGTCACCGTTGCACCGCCTGAACAGCCGTTGGGCGATGCCCAAAGCGCAGAGCAGCTCGCCCAGAAGTACCAGACAGCCTTGCCGAAAGGGATTGACGTGGAGTACAGAGAGGTGACAAGCGATGGGGAGCAATCATGGACAAAGAATCATGTAGCGATGTGACGGTCTCAAGATATCGAATAAGAAAAGAAAAAGGACTGTGTCCAAGATGCGGAAAACCTAACAACAGCGGTTTTGTTGCTTGTAAAAAGTGCCGTGAAGAAGAAGTTCTCACGAAACGCTGGTATGAATCGCATGGTTTCTGCCCTATCTGTCATAACGAATCAGCCCCAAAGCATAAACTCTGTGAAGTTTGCCTTGTGAAAACAAGCGAAAGGAACGCAAAAAGGCGTTCAAAAATGACAGTTGAACAGAAAAAAAGGCAGGCAGAATCCGCAGAGAGAACAAGAAGAAAGCACATTGAACAGGGCTTATGCGGGAAATGTGGCAAACGCCCCTCGTGGGGTGGCAGGCAACTATGTTACGAATGCACGTTAAAACAAAGACGACAAAACAGCAAAAAGAAATACGATTGTAAAGACCCGAATGGGTGCTTTAGATGCGGTAAACCATGCGTTAAAGGGAAACGTCTTTGCCTTGAGCATTATAAAATCTCTTGCGATAGCATTAAAAAAGCAAGAGAATCTACCGCATTTGCAGAAGCTCAGAAGAAAAACAAAGCAAAAATTGATGCTATGTGGAGTGAAATGATATGGAGAGAGCAGAAGAACGCAAGCTGATTGACTTCTCAGACCCCTGCCTACGCACGTTCCTGCCTGTCCTTTTGCAAGACCACACGACAGGCAAGAACATCATCTGGGCGACAGAACCTCCTCCTGAACTGGGCGTGAGCTTTGCAGATGAAATCACGCTGGAACAGCTGGAAAAGGTTCAGCTTGTCCCTCGTGTGCAGAAACGGCTTGCAGACCAGAAGAAGCGAACCAGCAAAAAAGCAGAAGTGTTTACGCCGACATGGGTTTGTAAGAAGATGGCAGACGTTGCCGAAAACGACCTGAAGGGCGAGGACTGGAAGGAGTATATCAACAAGACTTGTCTTGAAGTCACCTGTGGAGAAGCGCCGTTCCTCACAAGCCGATACGACACCACAACAGGGCAGATGATTGCCGTGCCGGACAGAATCGGTCTGCTGGATAGGAAGCTGAATGTTCTGGCAGAGCAGTTCCATGACTACGATATGTGGATGTGCTGGGCAATCAATGCCTACGCATCGACATACGGCTATGAGTGGCAGGGAGACAATCTCTTGCTGGCGCGGTGCAACCTGTTCCTGACGCTGATCGAGAATTTTAGGTATCGGTTTGATGCTAAAAAGTTAGAAATTGGCTTCATGCCAATTTTTCTTGATTGCATCGCGGATACCATCTCATGGAACGTCTGGCAGATGGATGGGCTGAAAAAGACCGTGCCCGGCACAGACATTCCATGCAAAATCAAAGACTGGAAAGCCGACAAAGAAATCCTGTTTAAGGATGTTGGGGAGAACGAGCAATGAAAATCATTACATATCCTGACGGTCGTTCGGAACAGGTTGGAACGCCATTAGAACTAGCGCAGTTTATGTTTGGCTTGACTGAGTATCAAACCATGCAGAAGTTTAAGAATCTGATTGATTCCATCCCACAGCAGATTGAACCACAGCAGATTAAAAGCCCAAATAAAAAACGCGCATCTAAAAAGAAAGCAGGCGAATCTAATGCAAACTGACAGAGGAATCTACCACAAGCGAGTATGTGACCGCTGCGGAGCGGTTCTGGGCGGCAGGATGATGAACCCTGACGAATACTTCAAAGACTGGACGTGGCGCAGGGACACTGGCGACCTGTGCCCGGAGTGCTATGCGGAGTATAAGCGAGTGATCGGGCGGTTCAACAGAGGAAAGAGAGGGCAGAGACAATGAAAAGATGTTCCGTTTGGCGTTGCAAGCAATGTGGCATGGTTATCTACAACGCCGAGAGCGCAAAAATCTATGATAATACCTTTGACGAACTTTTTAGCTCGAATACTGTTTGCAACAACCTTACAGGGTTCGACTTGCCGACCGTCAAATACACGCACAGATGCGACCAGCAGACAATCGGCTTGTGTGAGTTTATCGGTTGGAGGAAGCAAGAATGAAATACAAAGTCGAAATTGTGGCCTATGAATCCTATGGGGAAATCAATCTTGGAACTTTTGATGTTGAAGCCGATAATGAAGAAGAAGCGGAGCTGAAAGCTCGAAAAATGGCGAGAAAGAAGCATCCGAATCTTGAGGATTTCGACGTTATGGCTTTGGAGATGATAAAATGACCTACTGCACCACCGAACATTGCTCTTGCATGGGCATCAAACAGTTCTCTGCTGGCAAGGCTATCCGATGTACAGCAGAATCCTGTAAAAACAAATCTGAGCCGTCCTGCAGCTCTTGCAAATGGTACGCAGAGCCGGAGGGCGTGTGTGTGAACGACCAGTCAGAACACGTTGCAGACTTCGTGTGGGACGAACGTGGATGTAAGGAATGGGAGAAGAAAGATGAGCTATGATATTTCATTGTGCGACCCCGTAACGCACGAACCGCTCAAAGCGGATAGCGCACATTTTATCGCAGGTGGTATGCGCGCTATGGGCGGTACAAAAGAATTGTGGCTCAACGTCACCTATAATTACGGTCAATTCTATTATCGACCTGAAGTGTTTGGCGAGGGCGGCATCCGCTCCATCTATGGCAAAACAGGCGCAGAAAGCATCCCGATGCTTGAAAAGGCTATTTCTGCACTAGGTGACGATGTGGACGATAGCGACTACTGGAACGCCACAGAGGGCAACGCCAAACGTGCCTTGTACGGTCTGCTGGCGTTTGCAAAAATGCGTCCTGACGGTGTGTGGGATGGAGATTGAAGGGAGAAAGAAAAATGTCTTTGTTTGAAATTGTACTCGGTTTTGTTTTGACGACAATGATTGGTTTTGTGTTCGTTTTCCCGATTTATTTGCTCGAAAAATATATATTTTTTAGCACTTTGGACAAATACATAGACAACGTAATCTTGAAAGCCATTGCGATTGTAGCAGTCAATGTTCTTTTCTTTCTCGTTGGGTTTGCGATCATCTTTAGCGTTTACGGTTATAAGTGTTGATAACACGATTTGAAGAAAGGACGGGCAATGGAAACCAGACCGATTGATGCAAATGCACTCAAATGTTATTTTTCTGATAGGCAGATGAAGTATGTAAGCGTAGATGAAGCTGATTACACATTCAACGCCTTGATGTTCGATGTGCTCGGAGACGTAATAACAGCTATTGAAAATGCGCCAACAATCGAGGTGAAAGACAATGGCTAATTATCCAGAATACCTTGAACGAAGCGCACTTATTGAAAGAATCCAGAAAGCTTATTGCGATGGTTGCGAGAACTACAACGGCGTTAGATGCCGTGCTTGCGGTATTGGCGATGCCATTGACGTTGTGGAAGATGCCCCGACAGCCTTAGAGCGTACCGCTGAATGGATTGCGCAAGACGAAGATAAGACGAGGTTCATGTGCAGTAATTGCCATGCGAGAAACAACCGAGACCGCTACAACTACTGCCCGAACTGTGGTTCTTTGATGGAGAACAGGTTATGAGTAACACTCTTTGGCATCCAGCAAGCGAACAGCCGCGAGAGCGAACGCAACCTTTGTTGCTTGCAACTAAGACAACGTGGCGTGATAAAGATGGAAAAATGTTGCAAGGAATCTCGCCAACAGCGTACTTTCTTGGCTGTTACGCAGACGGTCAGTTCTGGGATGAGATAGGCGAGAGACTGCCGGATAACGTGACGGTCACACATTGGATGCGCATTTATGCGCCGGAGGGTTGACAGATATGAGACCGATTGATGCAGATGCGCTGCGCCAGAAGATTGAAAAATGCGCTTTGGACGCAGACAGAGCTAGTTCGTTTTCGAATCCCGATGGAGGAGCTTTCTACGATGAGGTGCTGGATGCTATTGATGCAACACCGACTATTGACCCGAACATTCAGTGTCCTGTGACGCATTGAATGACGTTTCCGATGGTATAGGAGGGCTTATGGAAAACAATATCGTTATTACGCAGGATATGATTGACTCGTTTACGGCTGCCATGCGAGAAGCGTACAGAGCATACGGAGATGATGAGGAGTATGTGCATGGCGTGATGGATAACATTATGTGCGAAACCTTAGATAGGCTTGGCTTTACAGAAGGCGTGGAAATCTTTGACGAAACACCGAAATGGTATGCGTAAGGAGCAGTAAACATGACGAACAAGAAGTTTGGCATCATCATTATGGATTTGAGCCTTTTTGATTTCGGGCCGAAGCCGCCTTGTGGGTATATCAAGGTGAAGCATATTCGCCCAGCATACGGCAAAGGCGAAAGGCCTGTCAAGGCGTATAAGAGAATCACGAGAACAAGAGAGGGATTTAGAAAGTGAAAAAGCTTAAATTCCCTGAGGATTTCTTTGCATACGACAACCCGGGCTGCCCCGACAAGGACATTGAAAAAGCCGTGAATAGAATGAAGAACTGGATGAAGGGCGAGACTTACAAGAGCAACCCTTGGTTCTTTATGGCAGCTGGTAACTATCTGATTGTCGGTCTGATTGCTGAGGATGGGCAGAAAACAATCTACGTTGCACGGAAGTATTATGAGATAGTCAACATTCCGGGCGAAGGTTGGCTACGTGAATCTGGCGAAGAATGCCCGTTTTGAGGAGGATTAAAGATGGAAGAACTCAAGAGATGCCCGTTCTGCGGTGCGAAACCACCGACTGTAAAAGTGATCCATCCACTCAATGTTGACATGGCTAGTTGGGTAGTCTGCGGAAAATGCGGGGTGAGCACTTCTGCAACATTTGGCAAGGAAAAAGCCATCGAAGCATGGAACAAACGCTACAAAGAGAACTGAGTATGGACAAAAAACGAGACAGCTTTACATTCCAACGATACTACTTTGAAGCCATCTCCACGCTCAAAAGTAAAGAGAAGCTGGAACTCTACGATGCAATCTGCGCATACGTTTTTGAGGAAAAAGACGCAACTTTGAACTCGAAAAAAGCAGAATCTTGTTTCATTTTGATTAAGCATCTGCTCGATGAAGAGTGGAAAAGAAGCGATATTGCGTCAAAAGGATGGTCTACACGAAAGTCATCTCATCATCATATCATAAATGAGATGAAGGCCAGCTCATCTATGAGTTCAAAGTCAGATGAAGATGAACTCACTATATCAACTGACAGTCAGACGAACGTCAAGACCTTGCCGGAGAGTGCAGTCAAAAAGAAACCTGACATCTTCTCCGACTTTGCTCATGGCGATAAAGCCCTGTTGGAATCCTTGCGAGAGTTCGCACAGATGCGTACAAGAATCAAAAAGCCTATGACAGACCGGGCAAAACAGATGCTCTGCAACAAGCTGGAAAAGTTTGATCGGCATGACTGGAAAGCCATACTTGACCAAAGTATCTATGCCGGATGGCAGGACATTTACGCATTGAAACAGGATGACCAGTACGAGCAAAGTACGGAGATGGAGTTTCCTAGACTATGACAATGGACGTTCAAACGGTATTTATTGGTGCGCTGATGCTCTGCAAGCCGGGCGTTGTGGATGAAATCATACCAGACCTTGAAATTGACTTGTTCAGACCTGAGCTGAGAGACGCTTTCGCGGCTGTTCAGGGCTATTGGACGGCTAGGGGTAAGATAGATATAGTCGAGATAAACACGCAGCATCCAGACGTAGCGCAGACGCTCTTGGCGTGTGTACAAACCTGTGAATCAGAGTGTGTACGAATTGACAGGGAGCAGATGCAGCGTTGGGTACAGCTTATCAGAGAACAAGCTGCACTCGCTCGTGTGCAAGGTCTGGCGTTTCAGATGACTAGTGAGCTTACCGACTATTCTGATTTATCAGACATTTACCAGCAGATGGGCGAAGCAATGAGCCTGAAAGCTGAGGAAGAAGATGCGTGGACATACGAGGATGTGTTGAACGACTATGTGCTTCACATGGACGAGAAGCCTGTGTACATCAAGACAGGCCTAGAGCGTCTGGATGAAGCGCTGCACATTTTTCCGGGTGATTTCATCATTATCGGCGGCAGACCGTCTGCGGGCAAGACAGCCTTGTCCCTGCAAATAGCAGCAAGCATGGCAAAGCAGAACTACACCGTGTACTATTTCAGCCTAGAAACCAGCAAACGCAAGCTGGGTGCACGTCTGATGGCTAATCAGATATATTGTCCTCTGGACACGGTGAAAAATAAGGCTGTCAGCTTGAATGAGATTGACGGACAGGCAAAGAACATGAAGATGCCCCTATATATCCGCTCCGCTGCCGGAAAGAACGTGGCGTGGATGAAGGCACAGGCTCTCCGTAAAAAGGCTCAGGTCATCTTCGTAGACTATCTTCAACTCATCCACGAAACAGGCGCAAAGGACAGATATGCCGCCATTACAGCCATATCCATTGCCTTACACGAACTGGCACAGACCACAGGCATTGTCGTGGTAGCTCTGGCACAGCTCAATCGAAACCCATCCAAGCCCGGAGCAACGCCTACCAACTCCGACTTGCGAGAGAGTGGACAGATTGAACAGGACGCTGATGCAATCATCCTTTTGTCCGGTGATAACCCCGACAAGTACCTGTTCCGGCTAAGCAAGAACAAGGAAGGCGAGATAGGAGACCTTCCCATTACGTTTAACAAACAGATTCAACGGTTTCAAGAGTATACTTGGATGGATTGAAAGGAGAAGTACATGGATACATTGGAGAAGTTCATAGACAACGTGCAAGCAGGAAAGGGAAGATACGGTCTATGTGATGCTTGCCTGAACCGTCAAGGAGATTATTGCCTGTTCCATAACTTGTACAGACGAAGCGATGGCGTAAAAACCGCTGTTACTGCCAAAAAGCTTGAAAGAGTAGAAAAATGCAATTCTTTCAACTTTTTGGGGTGGGTCGTTCTTAGCAAAAAGGACAAATACGGAATCTAAGTGCACGGGCTGTCAGCAATGGCAGCCTTTTGCATATACGTACATAGAAGCCCTACAAACGCTTTTTAGCGTCGTACAGACACTTTATCGAATAAACACAGAAAACGTCTCAGGCACGGCTCTGCGGGGCTGTGAGCGCATTGTAGGGGTTTACGGCTATTGCAGGAGGAGAAAATGGAATACATGACAGCCGATACAAAGGTCAATGGGTACATGGTCTACCCTCGATTCCTCTCGACTATTGACGTTAGCCCAACAGAGAAAATTGTTTACATTTACCTGTTCAATCGTGCAAGGTCGTCACAGAGGGCAAGCAGAAGCGGAAAGTTTGCTGACCAACTAGGGCGAGTATACATCGTGTATCCCATAAAAGACCTTGCTGCCGATACTGGATTCACGGAACGATGGGTCAAGAAGTCTCTGAAAGAGCTGGAAGAAGCCGGATTGATCGAGCGCAAGCGTGAAGGGAAGAACAAGCCCGATAAGATATACGTCAAAGTGCCGGAAGAATCGTCAAAGAGCGAAAAGGGATGTGAACAATCATTCACCTCTGAGGGGAACGATGCTTCACCTGTGAGGGGAACAATCGTTCACCTCCTTAATATAGAAGAAAAGAAAAGAAAAAAAGTTATTAAGAAAGCGGACGACCCGCCCGAGGGGAACGCCATCACGCCGGACTTTGAGGATGTGAGCGAGTATTTTTTGGGTGCTGGATGTGAGAACAGGCTTGCCAGCAGGTTTATGAACTACTATGAGGGGACAGGCTGGATGACCAAGACCGGAAAGCCTATAACAAACTGGAAGGCCTTTGCTGATATGTGGATTGACAGAGAACATGAGAAGCAGCAGTACAGTGAACCAGAGTTCAATCGCCTGTAAAGGTTCTTTCCCCCTACAACCCTCTATCTCCAAAAGCTATACCGTTAGCCAGCAGAGCAGACCATAGGTGAAAACTGGCGTGAGGTTCGGACTGGTGGATGGTTTGCGACTATTTTACATGGAGAATTGACTTCATTTTGTTGTCGGGTGAATATGTAGAAATGTTGCATTAACTATTCCTAGTAGAATGATATGAATTGAATTATATACCATAGTGCTTTAATGGGAATTAAATCGAGCAGGAGCAGACCGAATCGGATTGTACGAGTTATTATACGAAATAATCCGCGATTATCGGGAGCAACTATAGCTGTATACTATAATAAGTACGGTTATTATACGAAATAGATATAACTAGCGGAAGAATATATTATGCGAAATTGGAACGAGAGGTGATTTTGGGAGCGGTCGGATGACTTAGCGACTATCACGCCTCTCTTTCTCTAAAAGGCAAACGACTATTTCACACAAAAAATACACGACTATTTGACGATGATTCGTAAGAGAACGCTACGACTATTACTCTACGACTATCAGTGGACTGCACGTTACTATACTATATATAGGACTTTCAAAAGATAGTTGTCTGACGACTTTACGACTATTCCACGGCTATTTTTCGGGAGAAACTACGACTATTGGCTACGACTATTCCAGAAGCTGTTACGACTATTTCAGCCGGAACGCTACGACTATTGCTGACCTCTATTAGCTATCGGGCGAAAGCCCGAAAAGAGCTGCGGCGATAGCCGCCAATGGTTCCGCGCCGCCCGCCGCGTCCCTGCTACTGGACTGCCTTGCCGGGTGGAGGGTGCCAGCGGTGCGCCCTAACTGCTGACCGGTGCCAGACCTCCAGCCGCCGGGCGTGGGAAGTATCGAGACCCCGCCGGGCTGGCATGGTCTGCGATCTGCTGCACCCCTGCGCCCTTATATACCTTATTATAATAGGCGGTCTGTGCTGACCTGTATAGCGTCCGGCGTGGCGGTGGTATTTGGTATGTGCCGGAGGTGCTGCGGCGTTGTGATACGCTCCAGCGTGGCGCAGGTGGTGTATAGGCGGCTTGTGTGGCTGCTGTATTGTGTGCGCTGGAATAGGGTAAATCAACGGAAACTCCGCTGCGAAGTCCTGCAAACGGTTTTGGTGTTTTGGCTGTAATTGCATTGACGGCAGAAAAGCCGCTGTAAACGCTTGTGTGTGGCTGTATTGCAGCGGGGCAAAAGAAAAGCCCCGCACCCTCAGCAGATGCAAGGCAAAAGAAAAGCCCCACCACGTGGGCGGGGTAAATTTAAGTTAATTCCAAGAAATTTTTCCTTCGTTTTCCAACCTTCTTAAGTATTCATACTTGTATCGGCCTTCTACGCTTGTAGAGCAATGATATTTTTCATCGTATCTATAACGCTCTCCCAGAATTTCCAACGATGAATTGCACCGTGTCGTCATCGTTAAGGTAGTAGGTGCGGCCGTCTCTTGATTTGTACTCTTTGTACTCTTTCATTTTTATGCTCCTTCCTTGTGTGGGCTTGCTACTGTCAGTATATCATACTGCAAGCCCTAAAAACAGGACTTGCAAAAATATTTTTGCCCTTTTGGGCTGGGGCGGGGTTGCTTTGCGGTGCAGCCCCGCTAAAGTGTCCGGGCGGCTCATTTGCTGGCCTTAAAGAGCGCAGAGAAAAACCAGAAGCAAAACAGGATACAGGAAAATATCATTTGTTTACGCCTCCCATCTGTGCAAGTTCAAAAGCGTTGTATTCGTCAAGCCACGCAAGCGGGAGACCGCGCAAATAGTCAACGTAGGCCGTCAATGTTTCGTTGTTCGGGTTTGCGTTGTGCTCTTTAAGGGCGTTCACAGTCTTTTTGAAATATTCGTATTTATCGGCGTTCATGCTTTTACCTCCATTCTAACACCAAAGTTGGTAAAAGTGCGGCGCTGTGAGATTGTGACAGGCTCAAGCCCTGTTGTGTTGATACCATAGCGGGCGCACTCTTTGACCGTGTACAGCTCACCGCCGATTAGATACCGCTTGACCTTGCCACAATAGGCACCAGCGGATACAACCGCCCGCCCGTCAAGTCCTGCCGGAATACGATAGTATAACATAATTTGCACCCCCCTTATACCACGCTAAAACGCTTGTAGCTGGTTTTGCTGCTGCATTCTGCGTATACATCCGGGTGTAGCGTCTTGAGTAGCTTGCTATCAAGTCGGACGCTCTGCACATCCTTATAAATGGCCTTTGCTGTGCCCTGCACCATTTCCGGCGCGCCGTGCATCATGTCAATAATTTCAGCCTTTACAGTGTCGTTCATTGCTTCAAGCTCTTCAATGAGCCGCTTATTTTCGCGGTATGCGTTCACTTTTTCTTCAAACGTCGTCATTTTTATGCTCCTCTCTTGTTACGGGTGTAGAAATCGGGCAGCGTGTCAAGCGAAACGCTGTTTTTATCGTGCCACCGGTCAGAAATCCACGCCAACGCGTCTGCTGCGGTACTGTACAGGTTGCGCCCGCTGTACATCGTACCATTGTAATATACAGTGTCGCCACCCATTTTATAGGCCTTGTTTGTGGGTACCGCTACAATGTCCCACTGTGCAGCGCCGTTAATACTCCACCCCCGGCATACCGGGATATATACCATGTTATCCATTATTTGCCCCTCCTTATTAGCTGTTGAGAAACGCAATCATAAAAAGTGCGCCGGATATCATGCCGCCCACATACCAGAGGGCGGCCCATTGGGTTGCATCAAGTACCAGCATATTACTGCACCCCCTTGCAATACAGGCAGTTTGTGCGGCAGATGGTGCGGATACGGTTGCAAGCCTGATACAGTGCGCGGGCTTGCACGTCAAGCCACGTTTCGCGGCTGTTGGGGTTGTTCATGCCGCCGTCGGTGCGCTTGAGTTCTGACGGGGTGCAGACGCGTGCGGCAATATCGGCATTGTAGCAGAGGGAGCAACCGCCGTTGCTGTACTGCTCCCAGCAGCTTGCGCCGTTGAGCGCCCACCGCTCAAGCTCTGCACCGTCAAGGGGCAGGCGCTCCATATTGTCCGCGCCCTCCTGCACATCGTCCAGCAGGTCGAGAGCGTACAACGTGACGGCTTTATTCCATGCGCTGCGATCGTGGCGGGCGTTGAGTTCGGCGCGGATGGTATCTGCAAGTGCGGTATAATCGATGGTCTTTTTCATGGTTTTGTCCTCCTGTTTTTTGTGTTTCGTGATGTGTGATTTACACTTTTTAGTGTATGCTTTTGCTGACATTATAATAACACTTTTTAGTGTATTTGTAAAGTTGCACATGCAACAAACATACACGAAAAAGTGATGATTTTTAGGCCTGTTTTGGTGTGCCGCTCAAGCGTCCATATCTGCTCAGTTTCGGACACGTTGCACAGGCAGTCCAGAACCCCGCACCCTGTCCGATCGTCCGGGCGTGTGTGTCGTGCCTTGCGTGGTCTGCCCTGCCGCCTGTGATGTGTAGCCGTTCCGGGTGCGCTGGAGTTGGCGGGGGTGCACCGGCGGGGTATACAGGGAGCGCCGGGGGTGGGGCAGGTGAGTCCCGTCTCCTCCGACCAAAATAAAAAAGGCGTTTTCGGGGTTCCCCTCGCCAACACCCACCCCACCTTCACAAATCAGAACCCATCCGATTGTGCAAGTCTCCAAATTTTCCAAAAAATAAAAAAAGACCTCTCTCCCGATCTAATCTGTGCTATACTTGACCGTAAGAAAGGGGCATTGTAAAATGGCAAAACTCGTAAAGTGTAAACACTGCGGCGCAAGGATAGCGGCTACCGCTAAAACCTGTCCGCAGTGCGGTGGAGAGAATACACCACCAAAGCCAGCTTATAAGCGGCTGTGGTTCAAAATCCTTATGGTAATGTTCGTATTGGCTTTTATTATGGATTTGGTAAGCCCTCGCAACAAAACAGATACTGCGGCTAGTTCTGAAAGCGAAAAACCAACATCATCCGTTGCGTCATCTGTAAAGACAGAATCCGAAAGCTCGTCTGCTACTTCGGAAGAAGCCGTAAAAGAGAACGGCTCTATTGTTTTAGTTGATGAAGTTCTTGGCGATTATGGAAAAGAAGAAACGAACAAGAGTGGTTATAAATATATCTGGTACATGGTTCCGGCTTGTACATACCAAGTTGAGAATCGAAGCAAAGAAGCTACAGTATTTGTGGTGTCTGATGCAAATTCTGACGATGTGAGCGATGTACTGAAATTTGAAAAAGTTGGCGAAAAGCAGAATGTTACCGTTAAAGACGGCTACCATATCGAACTTTCGATTAGTGCGGAAGTCTTGCTAACACCAGTTGAATAAAGGAGAAATCTACAATGGCTAAAAATGAAAAGTCAAAAAACGAATTGATTCCATGTGAACACTGCGGACACATGATTTCAAGGACAGCAAAGTTTTGCCCTGAGTGTGGGGGAGAAAATAAGAAAAGAATGAGTGTTGGTAAAATAATTGCTACAATCATTCTTTGCATTATAACCTATTATCTTGTGTTCTTCTTTGCTTCTGCATTTTTGACTTCCTGATAACAGCACAAAAAGCCAGCGGCTAGATGTTCTCTAACCACTGGCTTTTCTTATGGGCTATTTACGATTTAAGTGTTGGAAACATGATAGGAGTGCTTACTTCTTCCTTTTCCCTGAGAATGTCGAGCAAACAATCATTGTATCCCATGGAATAGCTGTCCTCGCAAAAATGTTGTACGGACGTTGCTAGCGCTACACTTACAACTTCTCTTGACCGCTTATCCTCTGGCATGATGATTTCTAATGCCTGATTAAGGATTTCATGGCTTTTTTCTAAAACGGCTTTGTGCTCTTCGCTCTCAGCTTGTAGCCGAAACATTTCTTCCGAGTAGTCCATCAGCACGTCTCCATTCTGATTTGCTCGCCAACAGGCAGATAGCCCGCTTCTTTAAGCTTGCTATAAATGAACTTCTGACCGGCTCTCGTCCAGCGGGTGACCTCTTTCGTCTTGCCGTTCGGCAGCTCGATCGGATGCCCGACAACGTATCCGTTTCCAAGATACTTCTGGTAAGGAATCCACTGTTTGTTCACAGTATGTTGGATGCCAAGCCCTCTAAGAATCTGGTTCAGCTTTCGTGCGCTCATGCCGTAGTTCATGGCAATCTGCGTGGTCGTCAGGCTTTCATCTGAAAGCAGCATCGCCTTTGCGTAGTCGGAATCAGGCTTCATTTTGGCGTTTTCCGCTTCCAAAGCCTTTACTTTCTTGCGCTCCGTGTCGATAACGCTGTTGGCGGCAATCAGAGCGCGGCTCAACAGCATCTCTGTTGATTCAGGCTCCGGGTTGGTCAACTTCTGCTCCATCTGATTGAAAGCGTCAATGTACTTGAGTTTCCATTCAAGGGCTTCCTTTCCGGTGAATCCCATAGCAAGGAGCGTAAACCCATCGCGATTCATCAGATACATGGGGTAAGACTTGCCAGTACCGGCAGTGTAAGTGGTTTTGAAGAACATCTGGGTCACGGCTGAATTTTCAGCGCTGATGTTTTCGATGCTCTGAATAACGTTGCGGTGCTCTTTCCCGAAGTTCTCTGCCACTTCGCGGCTGGAAACGACAACTTGTCCGTTTTCGCTGATAAGATTGATAGCATATTTAACCTTTTGTTCCATAAAAACTCCTATGGTTCTTGCGGAACAAGCCAATTCCTGCTATAATAAGGCTGGAACAGCTTGTTCCAGTGTGGTTTATGATACGTTCGCTGCTGTCGGCAAACTTTAGCGGGCGTATCATTTTTCGTTTTCATCGGTCTCCGGGATGGGATGCAGCGTAAAGAACGCGTCTCGAAGCGCAAAGGACAACGAGACACGCTTCTTGATGCAATACGCTTGCAGATGTTCAAACTGCTTGTCAGTCATACTGATCGTCAGCGTTCGCTTGAACCGCTCGGCGTAAGGACTACTCATGTTTATTCACCTCCTTTCATTTGCTGGTGATGTTAGTATAACCTTATTTTGTGTTAAGTCAAGAAAAGAAGTGCTACATATAGCACTCGATAGCGTTGACGTCAAAATTTGTAGACTTGCACAAAACTCAGCCCTTATTTTTGGCTGCTCCCGCTTCGTACCCTGCCCGGTAGTTCAGTTCGGACAGCTTGCCCAGAGCTTCAGCATACTCCCTGTCCTCGCTGGTTGGTTCTTTGCCGTGGGCGAGGGTTTTCAGAAATTCTTCGGTTGTCGTGGGAAAGTTCATGTTTTTTGCTCCTAACTCTTGCGGAGAGCAGCCCTTTTTGGTATAATAGATTCCGAAAAGGGAGACTGCCCCCTTGGTGGTTGCAGGTTCTCGTTTCGTGATGTGGATAAGCTATCAGCGTAACTTTGGACGGTGGCGCTGGTAGCTTATTTTTTTATGCTTTGATGCTCTCAACGTATGACGCTACCCACTCGATACCCATGCGGATAACATCAACCTTTGAGATGCCCAATGCCTTTGCGCTGCTCTCCATGCTTGCGATCTGGCTCTCTGTGAGCCGGGTACTTATCATGCGCAGCTTATCACGTTCCGAGGTTTCTGCTCGTCTTGCCAAGCCTATCACCTCGCTTTCGCTGGAACAAGTATAAAGCGTGAAAATATGCTTGTCAAGACCCAAAGTTTTACGGAAATGAAGTTTGGCAGAATTACTCCTTATTATAGAAAATTTTCTACCTGATTGTGATTAACTAAGTAAACACCCTTATACTACTCTAGTATGTATAAATACATACTAGAGTATATTTATATATTATATAAGCATAGAGCCAATTTGGTTTACACTAAAAAGTGTTGACAGTTACATTAAAAAGTGTTACAATGGCATCAAGAAAGAGAGGATGCCTGTATGCAAAGCAATAAAATTGTCAAAGAGTTGATAGATTACGCTAGAGCCGGAAACCCGCACAAGACTTGGGCTTGGTGGGCGAACGAACTTGGGCAGGAACGTCCTTCTTGCGTGACTGAAAGATTGAGGGGAAATGGCCTTTCGGTTAAAACTCTCGTGAAATTTTGCTGGTTGCTTGGTTATCGTGTTGTAATCGAGCCGAAAAGTGATGAACCTGTAAGAGACGGCTGCTACTTGGTTGATGATGGGCTGGAAGAATTCAAGAACGATTATTTTGTTCGAAAAGCAAAAGAACTTAAGGAAAAATCCACGCTTTGAAAAGGACGGTGAACCCGAATGATTTACGGTTACGCTCGTGTCAGCTCCGCTGGTCAAGCGATTGACGGCAACAGTCTTGAAGCCCAGTCGGAACTTTTGAAAGCTAACGGCGCACAGAAAATCTTTTCGGATGTTTACACCGGCACGAAGCTGCATCGCCCGGAACTAGACAAGCTGATGGCTGAAATTCAGCCGGGAGACACGCTGATCGTGGCGAAGCTTGACCGTATTGCCCGTTCCGCTAAGAATGGCCTTGAACTGATAGACCAGTTCATTGATAAGGGTGTTTCGGTGAATATCCTGAACATGGGGGTTATGAACAACTCCCCCACCGGCAAAGTCATTCGCACGGTGATGCTTGCATTTGCCGAGTTTGAGCGTGACATGATCGTTGAGCGCACCAGAGAGGGCAAGAAGATTGCCAGTCAGCGCCCTGATTACAGGGAAGGCCGCAAGCCCACTGAGTATGACCGTAACCTCTTTGACGTTCTCCATGAGCAGGTTGAGAAGCGCATTCTCACGGTCACGGACGCTGCAAAACAGCTTGGCGTGACCCGCCAGACATGGTATCGGATTGCTGAACAGAGAAAGGCGTTATAAAATGAAAGCAGAGGATTTAATTGTCAAAGACGGTAGTATCACATTGCGGTCTATGCTTGATTTTGGTGGTTTCCTTGAAATCAAGCGGTTCTTGGAAGCCTGTCATTCGGAAAACTGCACCGTGACTTTTGCAAACGAGGAGATTGTCATTTTTCCGAATGAATACGATGCTGCTAAAGATGCTCTCGTTTTTATTTACGGCACATTGGCAGAAAGACACAGTATTATTGAAAAGTATCTTCGTTACAAGTTGATGCTTGGGGATGAAGAACCAAAACCTACTTTACATAGTCAGAGAAAGGAATAAAGCATGAAAACCACAAAATTGTCAGAGCAGAGCTTGAAACTTATTGAAACGCTGTGCGATTACACCGACAAGCCCGATATTCTCAATGCCGTCGCAGACGCTTTGTACTACGATTCGGACGAGCTGAAACGTAGGCTCAACCAGCTTGCAGAAGAAGTTAAATAAACCGCGCAACCAATTTATTAAGATGGATTTTAGCAAATAATTTTCCGAAACAGCATTATAAAACCGAATATTTGATTTTTGTGCAGTTGTAGGCACTCTTTACATTTTCAGGTAGGGGGTGCCTATTTTTTTATGCAGCCAAAGCAGTGTATCGCCATCATTGACAGCATCAAAGCGTATGCAAAGCAGAATCCGACCGAAGCACAGGTCTATGAGGACTGGTTTCAGGCGGTGGTGAACCTGAGAGACGCTCTGCCGCAAGACAAACGGTTCGATGCCTACAAATACTCTGGTGAGCTGCGCTCTGTCTGTGCAGCCATGATGGGCAAGATGAAAACAAGCGAGGACGTGGCGAAGGTCTATGACATTATCGGTCGGACGTATCTGTTTGAAGCGAAAGATGTGTTCGACAGCTATTGCATCTACCTTGAATGGAACCGTGCGCCGGAAAAGAAGTTCTATCAGCCGAGAAGAAAGGTACTAAAGACCGTTGCGAACGCCCTGCAAGACCTTGCGGATGACATACTGGACTTGCTGGCGATCTCGATGCCCCCCGGCTGTGGTAAGACGGCTCTAGCTATTTTCTATTTGACATGGCTTGCCGGAAGAAACCCTGACGAACCGATGCTTACAGGTTCTCACTCGAATAGCTTTGTGCGTGGCGTTTATGACGAATGTTTGCGTATATTCGACAAGGACGGAGAATATCTGTGGAACGATGTTTTCCCGGACGTTGCCGTGTCGAACACCAATGCGAAGGACTGTCGCATTGACTTGGGTAGGAGAAAACGCTTTGAAACGCTAGAATTTACGTCTATTGGCACTGGTAATGCTGGTTTGTACCGCGCATCTACGCTTCTTTACTGTGATGACCTTGTGTCAGGTATCGAAGTGGCACTTTCCAAGCCCCGCCTTGATAAGCTGTGGGAAACGTACACTACCGACCTTAGACAGCGTAAAATCGGCAACAAGTGCAAGGAACTGCATATTGCTACACGCTGGTCTGTCCATGATGTTATCGGCAGACTGGAGCAAAACTATGGCGATTCCGACAGGAACAGGTTTATTGTTATGCCAGCAATGAACGAAAAAGACGAATCCAACTTCGATTATGACTACGGTGTAGGATATAGCACAGAAACGCTCCGCAAGCAACGCGAAGTCATGGATGAAATGAGTTGGAAAGCACTGTACATGAACCAACCTGTTGAGCGTGAAGGTCTTCTGTTCCCTGCCGATGAACTGCGGTATTTCAACGGCGTTCTGCCTGACGGTGAGCCCGATCGTAAGCTTATGGTCATGGATATTGCATGGGGCGGCGGTGACTTCACGGCCTGTCCTATCGCCTATGTGTACGGAGATGCTGTGTTCATCCCAGACCTTGTGTTCAATAACGGCGATAAGACCGTGACCAGACCGGAAGTTGTCGGCAAAATTATCCAGCACAAAATCAACGTGGTGCGTGGCGAAGCCAACAACGGCGGCGATGAATATTGTGACGTGGTAGACAGCCAGCTTCGGCAGCAGGGTTATCACTGCTCTGTCCGCAGCCAACGTGCGCCAAGTGGTCAAAGCAAGCTGTCAAGAATCATCCAGTATGCGCCGGACATCAAACGTTTCTATTTCCTTGACGAAAAGCACCAGTCGAAAGAGTACAAGGCGTTCATGGAACAGGTGACGATGTTCACGCAGCTTGGCAAAGTTCCGCACGATGATGCACCGGACAGTCTGGCACAGCTTGCCGATGAACTGTACAACGGAATAAGTAAAATTGAGCCTGTCAAGAGGCCTTTTTGAGAAAAGTGTCATATATAGCGGTGCTTGGAAACAAAAATTTGATTTTCGACTATATTTTGCTTTACAATATAAGCAGGAAGCTTGCTACTTCCGTCAGGTATTCTTCTGATGAGATTTTGTCATTTTGCTCATCGGCCCTTCATTGTGTGAATACCACTCCTTTCTTTCCTGTGGCGACGGTCGCTCTTCGTCACAGGTTTCTATGAGTTGCGTTCTCTACCGGATGAGAATGCTGGTGCCCCCAATGCTTAACAATGCCAGCAAGCGGTGGTTCAAACCCACCACGCAGCACAACGATTCTCTTGCTTTGCATGGGATATTCTCCTGAAACTACCTCTTCCGTTATTCCCGGCTCTCAATGCAATGTCTTTAGATTTTTCACATTGCAAAGAGCAACGGTTCCAATTAAGCCGGGTTTATCACAGATTGCAGCAGTCAGGCGGCTGCACGTCGAAAGACGTAGGCATTGGTGCAAATCCGAAATCTGTGACCATTTGTGGTTTTCTTTTAGGCGGGAAAACTACGTTGTTAGTCCCGACAACTAACTAGCGTGACCGGAAGCGCGAACAGTTTCCCGGTAGCTTCCGACAGGTCTGTGCTCAACAGCCTGTTTCCAGAAATCCAACGGAAGGAGCGCTCATGCTAGTTAGAATCTGTTGCCCTTGTATCAGGCAGAACCCAATCTATAAGAACGTCCGCTGCAACCGCTATCTTGGCGAAGTAGACGGACGATACCATTTTAAGTGCGACAGATGCAAGGGTGTTATCGAAGGAGACACAAAGGAAGGGTGGGTAAAAATTATCCATCCACCGGAAAAGTAAATAGCTTTTGAAGCGCAGTTTTGGCGCAGTGAGATAGACCTTAACAGGTTTGTCTTGCTGCGCTTTTTATTTTGCCGGAAAGGAGGAACGCATGGCTGAATATCAGACGGTTGTCGGCGGCTTTTTGAATGAGCCGCTGACCGGGCGCAGACCGATTGAAACGCCGGAGACGGAAATCGATCGGGCAAACGTGCTGAAAGTGGTCATGGGCAAGGCAGAGCCTATTCATCTGCTGAACAAGAACGAGATTCGCTTTCTGCACAACTACTACTTGGGCAGCCAGCCTGTCCTCCACCGCACGAAGGAGTACCACGCTGAAATCACAAACCGCATTGTAGAAAACCATGCCAACGAGTGCGTTGGCTTCTACACAGGCTACATGAGCGGCACTCCTTGCTCTTATGTACGGTCTGAAACGGCAACAGGTGACGGTGAGGAAATCGCCCGCCTGTCCAACGCCTTGCAGTATGAGGGCAAGGATGCGCTCGATCGGCGGCTCTGGCAGTGGATGTTGGAGTGCGGACAGGGATACCGTATTGTTCTTCCTGACAAGGGGTACAACGGCAACTACCCGGACGAAACGCCCCTGCTGGTGGATGTTCCCGACCCGGATATGGCGTATGTGATTTATAACTCCGGCATCGGGCACAAGCCCATCGCTAACGTGTTGCACATCCCACGCAATTATCAGAATGACCTGAACGACCTGATTTGCGTGTATACGCCGAACCAGTATTTTGAAATCGACAACGGCAAAGTTACGAAATCGGAGAACCACTCCCTTGGAATGCTGCCGATGGTCGAATACAAGCTGAACCCGGAGCGGATGGGTTTGTTTGAACCTGCTATCCCTGTGCTGGATGCCATCAACGACCTTGAAAGCAACCGTTTGGACGGTGTGGCACAGTTCATCCAGTCCATCATGGTGTTTACCAACTGCCTTGTGGACGAAGAAGCCTTAAAAGCTGTTAAGGCTATGGGCGCAATGTGCCTGAAGTCATCTTCCGGTCAGCCAGCTTCGGTCGCACAGCTTGCAAACGAGCTTGACCAGCAGCAGAGCCAGACCTTGCTTGATTCCATGTTGAACGTGTATCGCAGCCTGACTGCCATGCCTAGCGCCACAGGTAGCGAGAACGCAACGTCCGACAACGTGGGCGCAGTCATCGTCCGCAACGGATGGAATCACACCGAAGCAAGGGCGCAGCAGTACGAGAATATGTTCAAGTACGCTGAACGCCAAAGCCTGTCTGTAATGCTGAAAATCCTGCGCGATACGGCTGGTTCTAAGCTGATGGCAAGTGACATCAACATCAAACTGCCACGCCGTCAGTACGACAACCAGCAGAGTAAGGTTCAGATTTTCGCGCAGATGCTCGGCCAGCCCATCGACCCGCAGTTGGCGTTCACTACGCCCGGTCTGTTCCCTGACCCACAGGCCGCTTATGAGATGAGCAAGCCCTTCCTGATTGCCGCTGGCAAACTGGGCGAGGACGGAAAAGCACAGAGACCGCAGGAACAGCCTAAGCAGGATGTTACCGGCACAAATGCTGGGAACATGGCAGACAAACAGTCTGCCGACAGCAATAAAGAAACAGAGGGCGAATAGTCCTTTGCCATAAACACGGCAGGGAAGCCGGGATACAAATTTCGCAGCGTTGCAGGGAAGCAACGGTAAAAAAACGCAGGAGGAAATTAACGATATGAAACTCAATGTGTTGCTTGGTGATGCCTATAAAGAGGGCATGACCGCCGATGAAATCGTTTCTGCGCTTGAAAAGGTTGCAGATCCTAACGCAGAGATTGAGAAGCTGCGCAACGCCGTGACGAAAGCCAATGGTGAAGCTGCCGAGTACAAGAAGCAGCTCAAGGCAAAGCGTACCGATGACGAGAATGCCGCACAAGAACAGGCTGACAAGCTGGCAGAGATGCAGAAGCAGATTGAAGCTTTGACTGCCGACAAGGAGAACCTCGTCAAGGAAAAGACCCTTGCATCTTACCGTGAGAAGTTTGTTGCACAGGGTTATGACGCTGAACTTGCTAACAAGGCTGCGTCTGCACTGGCTGACGGCGACATGGACAAGGTCTTTAAGTTCCAGTCGGAGTTTATGACCGCCCATGACACCGCTTACAAGGCTTCTCTGCTGAAGGATATGCCCACGCCTCCGGGTGCGGATGGCAATGGTGACGGCGCAGATAGCGCAGGTGTTTCCTTTGCTAAACGCTTCGCGAAGGAGCGCGCAGACGCAAACAAGGCATCGAGTGACGCAATGACTGCTTTCCATTAAGGAGGAAAACATGAAGTACACCAATACTCCGGTATCGGCTCCTGAAAGCACTATTCTGGCTGCTGATACCTACGTTGCCATTCCTTTTACCGTCAAGGAGACCAATGCTGTTCCGGCTGGTTATCCTATGGCAAAGACTGGTCTGAAAGCTGCTGCCACTACTGGCACCAGTGCTGCTGATGCAGCTACCGATGCCATTGGCATTCTGCTGCACACTGTTGACCCTGCCGTCAACCCCAATGGCGCACTGCTGATTCAGGGCGTTATTGATGTGGACAAGGCAAAGCTGTCCGGCTTTACCTATTCTGCAAACGATATTGCCGCTCTGAAAAAGGCTGTTCCTGCCGTTTTCTGCCGTACCGATGTTGGCGCAAAGAGCGAGTAAGGAGGACTAAATTATGGCGCTGAATCTGAATGAAATCTTCTCCCCTGCTGCGATTGCCGCCTACTGGACGAATGACCCGACCAATGCGCAGCCCTATGCTTCTGATGCTCTGTTCCCCGCCCGTAAGAAGGTCAGCATGGAACTGAAGTGGCTGCGTGGTCACAAGGGCGTTGGCGTTTCGCTGAAGCCTAGCGTGTTCGACACTAAGGCTACGTTCCGTACCCGTAAAGGTATTCAGGTGACGGAGACGAATATGCCATTCTTCCGTGAGGGTGTGCATATCGACGAGAGCGACCGTCGCAAGATCATTTCTGTTTTGGCTACCAATCAGGAGTTTGCGGCAGATGTTATCAATCGTGTCTACGACGATACTGCACAGCTTATCACTGGCGCTCGCATCGTTCCTGAGCGCATGGTATGGCAGCTTCTGGCTCCCAAGACTGGCAAGCCCGGCATTTCTATCGAATCTAACGGCGTGAGCTACGTCTATGATTATGACCCGGATGGCACTTGGCAGCAGTCCAATTACAAGGCTCTGACTACCAAGGAGAAGTGGGATGCTCCTACTACTGCAACCCCCATCGCCACGATGACTACTGCCGCAAACACTGTTCTTGCGAACACTGGCGAAGTCATTGCCGAAGCCTACATGAATACGAACACCTTCCACAAGATGATTGCTGCGGACGAGGTCAAAAACCGTTTCCTGACGGTTATGAAAACCACCACCGCCGTTCTTATCGATTCTGAGGCACGTTCTGTTGTCGAAAGCGCATCCGGCATCCGCATCCATCTGTACGACAAGATGTTCAAGCCGGAGGAGACCGCTGCTGCCGAAAAGTATCTGCCTGATGGCTATGTTGTGCTGGCTCCTTCTGGTTCTCTGGGCAATATGTACTACGTTGCGACCCCGGAAGAGGTTGACCTGATGGCTGGCATTTCCAACGCACAGGTCTCCGTTGTGAACACCGGCGTTGCCATTACTACGAAGCAGGAAGCCCATCCTGTCAGCACTGACATTATTGCTTCCGAAATCGTCCTGCCGTCCTTTGAGCGCATGGACGCTGTGTACTGCATCAAGGCTTACTAAGGCGAAAGGAGGAAAGCAGCATGGGAGACCAGTATTCCGAAGCGGTAGTCAAGCTGGGGCAGTACATCGCCCCTGCACTTGACCGTGAAATCACGGACGAGGACTACCCACTCTTCGACCTGCTGCTTGATTTCGCCAAAGACAAGATATTTGCACAGGGTTACCCCTTCGGCAGCAGACCGGACGAGCTGCCCTTGCAGTATCAGTCGTTGCAGATACGCATTGCAGCGGAACTGTACAACCACATCGGCGCAAACGGACAAACGAGCTATACCAACAACGGCATTACTCGTGTGTGGGAAAGTTCCGATGTGGCACAGTCCCTGTTGAATGAAGTGGTTCCGAGAGTAGGTGTTATCGGCTGATGTTCAATGGAAGCCCGCTGGACAAGCGCCCGCTGTGGTATTCAAACCCGGTCGGCGAGAAAACGCCTGTTGTGGACGAGTGGGGAAACGAGACTGGCGAATCCGCATACGAATCGTGGAGCAAACCCGCAAAGCTGATGCTGAACGTTAGCCCCCCTACTGGTTCTGCGGAAGCAAACCCTTTCGGCGCGTTCACGGATTACAGCTACGTTGTTAGTTCGTCCAGCAAAAAGCGCAATACCCCACTTTACGAAGGCACACACGTCTGGTTTCAGACGGACGTTTCAAAGCCCTTCAATTACACTGTGGTCAAAGTCGCAGAGCATATCACAGACACGCTGTATGCGCTGAAAGAGGTGGCTGCAAGTGAAAATTAAAGTGAGGTTGAGCGATGCCGGACTTCGTGATGCGGAACGCCAGATACAGGAGTACAAGACCACCCTGAACAAAAAAGCTAGAGCGTTTGCTTTTCGTCTTTCTTGGTTGGGGCTTGAAGTCGCAAAGGTGCGTTTTGCTAATGCGAAATACGCTGGCTCCAATGACGTGAAATGCCACATCAACCAAAAAGACAGGACTTGCACCATCGTTGCAGAGGGCAAGTCAGTTGCCTTTATCGAGTTTGGCACTGGCGCACATCACAACGGATATGGCGGTGAACTACCGCCCGGAGTTGGTGCGCACGGCTCTTACGGCAAAGGGCAAGGCGCAAATCGCAGATGGTACTACTACGGCGAATCCGGCAATGTTGGCACGCCTGTCAAACAGGTGGATGGCAAAGGCCAGTTGAATTACACCGATGGCAACGAACCAGCTATGGCTATGTGGGGAGCCGTTGAAGAAATGGCTTCTCAAGTCGAAGCAACGTGGAGGGAGGTTTGGAATAGTTGATCGATTATTTCAATTCCATTTTCACGGCTGTTGCCAAGGAACTGCGAAAGCAAGTCCCCGGCATCTTTGTCACTGGCGAAATCAATTACAGCAATGTCAAGAAGTTTCCGTGTGTGCAGATAGAGGAAAACAGCAATCTTCCTGTACACATTGATTCTGCCGGACACAGCAAGTATGCTGCCGTTTCCCTGCGTGTGCGGGTCTACTCTAACAAGAACACCGGACGTATTGCAGAAGCACGCTTTATTGTTGGAATCGTGGATTCTGTTCTTGAACCGCTTAAATTTTATCGCAAGTCGTTTGCCCCGTTGAATGGGCTGTATAACAATTCCGTCTATCGGATTGATTGCAGCTATGGGGCAACAATCGGAGAGGACGGAATGATTTACCGAAAATAAGGAGGTAAACATTCTATGAGTACTGCTATCTCCGGCCTGAATACCACCCTGTATTGTGGCGACAGCGCAACCGCTCTGACGAAGCTGTGCGACATCAAGGATGTGCCCGACCTGATCTCTGAGCCAAACCTTCTGGATGCAACTACCCTGTCCGACCCAATGCAGGTCAACATCTTTGGCATCATCCAGAGCGACACCAAGTCTTTCACCGCCAACTACAACAAGGCTGACTATACGAAGGTCAAGACCGCTGGCTATGATGAGACTTCCGAGAGCAACGCCGTGAAGTACTACGCCCTGAAGATGCAGGACGGCTCTGGCTTCACTTGGCAGGGTATGCATCAGGTTGGCTTGTCCGGCTTTGGCGTGGACGAGGTTGTGGAAATGACCATCAACTGCATCTTCACCAAGAAGCCTGAGTTCAGCGAGACCCTGACTGTCACTGGCGGCTAAACCGCAAAAATCGAATCAATCAAACCGGGCAGAACTGAACAACGGATTTAGTTCTGCCCCTATTTATAAAGGAGAGCATTTATTATGGCTGCTAAGGTTATCAACTTTCATTCCCCCGATGGTAAGAACACTTACGAGCTGACCTTCACCCGTGACAGCGTGGAAGCTACCGAACGCGCAGGCTTTCAGATTGGCCAGTACACTCAGATGACCAATCTGCTGTCCAACTCCCGTGCCCTGTTCTACGGTGCGTTCATTGCCCGCAACAAGGGCATCAAGCGCAAGGTCGTTGACGAGATGTTCCAGCATATCGAGGAGAAGGAAGACCTGATGGGCATTCTGCTTGAGATGTTCATGGACGCTTCCAAGTCTCTGCTGGCAACTGACACTGAGGACAAGACCGCAAAAAACGCAACGTGGGAGATTGTGTAACCGCACAATCTCAGGAAACAGACGGAGAGGGAGAGAAATTCTCCTTCTCCAAACTGTTCCACGATGTAGAAGCCTATTACATCTCCATTGGCATGACCTACGACCAGTTCTGGCACGGCGATGTCTGGCTGGCGAAAGTCTACCGTGACGCAGAAGAGCTGCTGGAACGCAGGGCCAATGCTGAAGCGTGGAGAAACGGCTTTTACATGGCATCTGCGCTTTCCTCTACGGTTGGCAATATGTTCCGAAAGAAAGGGTCTAAGCCCATCAAGTACATGGATAGACCGCTTCCCCTTACTCAAAAGGAGAAAGACGAGTATGAATACCAACGCGCAGTTGAGGCGCAGGAGCGAATCAAGAGAATGATGTTCTCTATGATGGAAAGTGATGGTGGTAGCGATGGCTGATGTTGATATTACGAGCTTATCCGTAGAGATTTCTGCGGAATCGCAGGGCGCAGAGCTTAATATCGACAAGCTCGCTACCGCCATTTCTAATTTGCGCACAAAGGGCAATGTCACAAAGGTTGTAAACAGCCTTGACAGGCTGGCCGGTTCCATTGCAACGCTGAAACAGTCATCCGCCGGAATGTCCGGGCTGGACAAAATCACGTCTTTTATAAACAGTCTTGTTAATGTAGACCTTACTCAAAGTGCAAAAGGCATTCGTTCTGTTGCTAATGCGTTGAACCGGATTTCTTCTGTCAATCTTGGAAACATGGATTTTTCCGGACTTGGCAGTAAGATGAACAGCTTGAAGAACGGCCTTTCCCCTATTTCTTCTATTAGCGATTCTTCCATTAAGAGTTTGCGTGGCGTAAGCAGTGCAATCAATTCCATTGCTAAAATCCCAAGCATTACAAAGAAGCTGGACTCTAAAACGCTTGATGATTTTGCGGAAGTCTGCAAAAAAGTAGCATCTGCTATTTCTCCGCTTGCTTCTAAGTTAGACAAGGTCGGTAGCTCTTTTTCTTCGCTTCCATCTAAAATTAAAAGTGCTGTCAATTCTACAACAAGTTTTTCTTCGGCAAACCAGAAAGCTAGCACTAGTCTTTCAAGCTTGGCAAGCCAGTTAGAAACCATCAAGAAACGTGCAGCACAGCTAGTTTCCCTGAAAGCTATTGCCACTTATCTTGCCAATGCCGTTACTAAGTTCAATGACTTTTATGAAGCAACAGACTTGTTCAATAACGCAATGGGCGAGTTAAGCGGCCAAGCAACAGAGCTTATCAATAAGATGGAGTCTCTGCTTGGCATTGACCCGACAGAAGCAATGACAAACATTGCTACGATCCAAAGCCTTGCAACTTCGTTCGGTCTGGCAAGCGATAAAGCGTATATCTTATCCAAGAACCTGACTCAACTTGCCTATGACGAATCGTCCTATTGGAATAAAGATACTGCTACTACCTTTACCGCAATTGCTTCTGCTATCTCTGGAGAACTTGAGCCTATTCGCCGCTTGGGCGTTGACTTGTCTCAGGCACGGTTACAGCAGGAGCTTCTGGCTTTGGGCTTTAACAAGCAGGTTTCTAGTCTGTCTCAGGCAGATAAGGCGGTTCTGCGTTACATTGCCATTATGAAGCAGACCACAAACATTCAAGGCAATCTCGCGCAGACCATTAGTAGCCCCGCCAATATGGTACGCATTTTGAAGTCTGAAATTTCGCAGCTTGCAAAGGCTGTAGGCCAGCTTCTTTATCCCGCATTTAAGGCGATTCTCCCCGTTCTGATTGCAGCAGTTGACCTTATCAAAGAATTTGTGGTCTCTCTTGCATCTGTGTTCGGACAGAAAATTGAATTTACCGATTTTAGCAAGACACAGAAAGATATTGGCGGCGTGAGCGATGCTATGGATGACACTGCCGATGCTACGAAAGCAGCAGCGAAAGCGGCTAAAGATTACACGATGGGTTTTGATGAACTAAACATCATTGACCCTTCACAAAGCTCCGGCTCGTCCGGCTCCGGCAGCGGTGGTGCTACTGGGAACCTGCTCGGCGACGTTGATCTCTCTCAGTATGATATGTTCAAAGATTATGCCGGAAGCGCTGTTGACGAGATTAAGGAGAAGCTGAAATCTCTTAATTCTTTCCAGATCGGAACACAAATTGGCGAACAGATGAACAAGCTCATGCAGATGATTTATGACGCCGTTCACTCTATTGACTGGGCTTCTTTGGGAGCTACTGTCGCCAATGGAATCAATGGCCTAGTTGATGCTGTTGACTGGGATTTGTTTGGCAGATTGCTTGCAAGTCGTTTTACGACGGAGTTTGACCTCTTGGGCGGTTTTCTTGGCCAACTAGACTGGACGTCCATTTTGAACGCCTTTGTCAATGGATTCTCTGGTTTCTTTAACGAATTGACAGAGTGGATTCAAAGCAAAGACTGGTCTGAAATCGGAAAAGCTGTAACGGAAAAGATTTCAAACGCATTGCAAAATGTTGACGTTGGAAAGCTCACTAAGGCACTTTTTGATTTCATTATCAGTGCAATCAATGGTATTGCTGATTTTCTTTCCGGAACGGACTCTTATCAGCTCGGTCAAGACCTCGTTGACTTTGCTATTAGAGCCGTTACTTCCGTAGATTGGGCCGGGCTAGCTCAAGCCATCGGTCGTTTCTTTGGCGAAGCCTTCATTGAAGCACTCGACTTCATGGGTGGTCTGGTTTCTCGAATTGCCGATTATTTTGAAGAAAAAATTGCAGAAGGGCCATTTGACAGTGTCGGATTGAACATTATTTACGGAATTTACTACGGAATCCAAGATGCAATAACAAATGTTGCTTCTTGGATTGTTGAAAATGTGTTTAATCCGTTCATCAATGGCTTTAAGTCTGCTTTCGGTATTCATTCTCCGTCCACTGTCATGGCCGAGCAAGGTGGATACATTATCGCCGGATTGAAGAAAGGTATTACTGATGCTATCTCTGGCGTAACTGAAACGGCGAAGAAAATTCTTTCTGCAATCAAGAGCACATTTGACAATTTTAGTCTTTTTGATATTGGCAAAAATCTGATTCAGGGTCTTATTGATGGCGTGAACAACATGATTGAAACGGCCAAAAACGCTGTTGCAAATGTTGGCAATGCAGTCATTGATAAGGTCAAGAATGTGCTCGGCATTCACTCCCCTTCTACTGTGTTTGCAGAGATTGGTGGTTACATCGATCAAGGCCTTGCAAACGGTATTACTGCTGCTATCTCCTACGTCTCCACTGCTATGCAGGGCGTTGTAGACGCTGTGCAGGAGAAAGGCAACGAGCTAATTAAAGCCGGTTCTACTCAGGCTGCCAACTACGTTACCGGGTTCTTGAACGGTCTGGACACCCAGTGGCAGCAGATTGATTCCAGCTTGCAGAACGATTTTCTGGGCAGTATGAAAACGCTCGGTACTGCCATCGAGAAGGGCGATTTGCAGTCTCTTGGTAAGTGGGCGGCTTCCTATTTCTATCATGCAATGGATGATGAACAGCGCGCGCAAATCAAATCTATTGCAGAAAACAGCCTTACTTGGCTGACAAGCAACCTGAGTGGCGTTTGGAACAATATTGCCGGTATGGCTTCTAGCTTTATCGGCCAACTGGTTCCTTCGACCGTTGCGGCTACGACAGCGCAGACCGGATTAAATATTGCAATGGACGCAAACCCCATTCTGTTTGTGATTTCCCTGATCGGGATGCTGGCTGGTGCGCTGCTCAATCTAGCCGGAACGAATAGCGATGTTGCGGGCGGCATTTCTTCCGTGTGGGGCGGGTTGAAGGATTTCATGTCCTACATTTTCGAAGGCATCGTGCGTCTGCTCGGCACATTTGTGCAGGGCTTCATCAACGGCGTCAACATTATGATTGGCGCATACAACCTTGTTGCACAGCTCTGGGGCGGGCAGATTGATTATATCAAGAACCCGCTGTTCGAGTATGCGGACAAGATTGCCGCCGCTCGTGAAAACAGCTCTTCCGTTGATTCTATCGCTTCTGGAAACTTGGATTATTCCAGCGTTCCGGGAACCAGCGAATATGAACAGGCGTCTGGCTCCGGTTCGTATTCTTCTAGCAGTTATACTCGGTCGGCAGAGCTTACCCCGTCTGAACTGCGTGATTCCGTAAAGGAAGGGTTCATCGCCGCCTTGCAGGAATCCGGTTTCGGAGACACGGACAACGGAAACTTTACGGTTCGGGTCTATCTTGACGGCAAGGAAATCACCTCTGCTGTCGAAAAACGTCAGAGTGATCGCGGAATGTCTCTGATGGGAACGGAAGCATACAGCTACTAAGGAGGTGACAGTTCTATGGCAAATATTCCAGCACTGGTCACAGTGAACGGTACGGCATTGCCTGAACCGTCCTCTTATGAAGCTACCACAAGTACTATTGTGGATTCTGGACGAAATACTCAAGGAAAAGTGGTCGGGGCCGTCGTGCGACACGATGTTGCAAAAGTATCGCTGTCGTGGAACTACCTGACCGCAGCCCAGTGGGCAACCGTCCTTAGTTTGTTCACAAGAAACTTTTATTGCTCGGTTCGGTTCTTAAACCAAGCAACAAACACTTATGAAACCCGGCAGATGTATGTGTCCGACCGCACATCCGGTATGTGGAGGCGAAGCCAAAACAGCGGAAACGTAATGGGCTGGGCTGGATGCAAATTGGCGCTTGTGGAGGTCTAAGATGGAACATCCTTCTCAAAAATGGCTGAACAAGTTCAGCGAAACGCTTGTTCCTGAGACGTTTATCAAGATTTTTTATGATAGTACAGAACCCGGCGTCCAAAAAGACGCTTCTGCAAGCGCCGACAGTCAAACGTTGTTCAGCAATGTTTCCGGCATTACATCCGAAAACGATAAACGTTCGATTGCAAAGTACGCAACCGGAGAGCCAAATCTTCATTTGCTTGACGGAACATTTTTGCTTTCGCCAGCGTCCGGTTCTTCTGCCAATGATGCCGGATATATCAGCCGCGACATTGTTTCTGAATCGAACCATCCAAAGCTTACGTTTACTTTCAGCAGACTTCACACGAGACCCATCCCCGGCGTTACGATTTTGTGGTCTGAGACGTTAAACGAATACGCCAAAAGCTTTAAGCTCACGGCATATTCTGGAGACACGCAAGTAAGCACGATTACTGTCAACGATAATAACAGTTTTAGAGCCGAAGTCGATTGGGAAATCTCCGGCTACGATAAAATCACTCTTGAGGTTTTGTCTTGGTGTTTGCCTGACCGTAGGGCAAGAATTGAATGGTTCATGGTCGGTTTCAGACTGGCTTATACAAAAAACAACTTGATCTCTTACACTCATGAGTCAAATCGTGACCCAATATCCGGTCAGCTTTCCAAAGATAGCATTTCTTTTTCTCTTGATAATAGCCAACAAACGTGGAACCCTCTGAACCCGCAAGGTATGTATCGATACCTTTATGAGCGCCAACTTGTCACAGTCAGCTACGGAATGGATATTGATGGAACGACCGAGTGGATTAACGGCGGCAAATTCTTTATGTCTGAATGGAGCGTTCCGGCAAACGGCATTGAAGCTTCCTTTGTTGCTCGCGATGCTCTCGGATTCCTAATGGACTCTGCATATATTGGCAGAAAAAGCGGAACATTGTACGATATTTGCATTGATGCGCTTTCTCGGCTTCCTAAAAACACTGCGTCCTATTCTATTTCTGATGAGCTGAAGGATTACACCGTAGATATCAGCAAAGAGAATAACTCTTCCTACAAGAACTCGGATATTTTGCAGATGGCTGCAAATGCAGCGGGTATGGTCTTATACCAAACTCGCGAGGGCGAAATTCGAATCGAACGGCCTACGTTTTTTGCGGGTTCTTCTTCTGAAGTCTATGAAATTGACCCGATGAACAATTATCAATGGCCCGAAATCACTTTTTCGCCTCGATTGAAAGACGTCTCTTGCAGCGTCAATAATACAACGCGTCTTTATCCGAGCAATTCTAACGTTGACGGTGTTACGCAGTCTGTCAGCAATCCTTTGCTGAACGATTCCATTTTGGAAAAGGGCAAGAATTCCATGACGGAAGCCTATTCCATCCTCTCCACACGAAAGAAAGCGAGTTTGGAATATCGCGCCAGTCCTCATATTGACGCGCTTGACCATGTAAAGCTCAACCACAGCTTTGGCTATGCGTCGGAAATGTTTGTCACAAATGCAAAGTACACTTTCAACGGCTGTTTTAAGGGAACGTTGGAAGGTTATATGCTTTCAGACATCGCTTCGGTATCTCTTGACCAAAGCTTGTTTTCTCTTCAATATGCTGATTCTCGTATTTTAACCGCGCGGCTGACTCCTGCATCTATGGATTCCCCCGCAATCGGTTGGAGCGCGTCCCCTGCTAACATTGTGCACTTGGACGTTTTGACCAACATTGACGGCGTTTCCACTTGCCGTGTTTCGTATGCTCATAAAGGAACCGCCACTGTTACGGCAAGCGCTGGCAATTCTTCTGCATCTTGTCAGGTTACCGCAGAAGTGCCTTATATTACGCTTAGCCAGAGTTCGGCAAACCTTTCTTGGAGTCAGTACAACGACGTTACCGCAACCTTCCACCCGACTGTTTCAAGTGCTCCGAGCATCAATTGGAGCACGAGTAGCGGCGCTGTTCGTTTGCAGGTTCTCAGCAACAGCGGTGGTGTTTCTACTTGTCGTATCTGGTGGAATTCCAAGGGCAGCGCAACGGTTACCGCGAGTTCATTTGGAGAGTCTGCAAGCCTGAACGTTACCACCCAATCTTCTGCACTTTCCAATCTGCCTGATGGTACGATTGTTAAAATCGTGGAGAATGGCGCAGCGGTCGATTTCATCCTTGCGCAGCATAATTATCTTTCCGATCATAACGGTGCTGGCCGAACCTTGTTCGTCCGCAGATATGGGTTCAGAAAGCTTCGTTTCAACAAGGTTGATGCAAACCCAAATCAGAAATATTGGCTGTATGACACCGATTCCGGGGAGAATCGTTGGTTTTATTATTGGGGCAGATATAATGATTTCTGGAACAACTACCATTACGGAGAGGGATATAATGAGGATAAGTATTTCGTGGTTCCTTCTTATAATGACGGACCTGCTGAAATCACAAACTGGTTAAATGGGGATTACAAAAATCTGTTCAGCGCTTCTGTGAAAAATCAAATGGGTCAAACCATTCTACAAAAGAAATCGGGATTCACTTCGCAAGTTTCTACAAGCGTTTTCCTGCTGACCGCAAAAGAGCTTGGAATCGGCACCAAAGGTTATTACGCTTACCCTGACAATAGTAGCGGTGCTCTCCCGACCGCCAAACAGATTCTCAATAGCGAAACGTCCTATTGCTGGACTAGAAGCCGCTTGACTGATGGGTCTGTGGACGGTTTGAGCGGAGACGATGCTACGCGAGCAGAACATGGCGTTGTATGTTGCTCTTATCGAGGTTCCAGTGCAAGCGTTTGGGCAAACAACGGAAATGTATTTGCTCGTCCTGCGTTTACCCTTCCTGCAAATCTGGAAGTGGATGCAAACGGAAATCTGATGATTTGAGGTGAAGATATGTCAACATGGATTACCGACAGAACGAATGAAGACGTCCGTCGCGCTGCTGAGCTGACCGGGAAAGGCCGACTGAATACATGGACTGAAGAAGAGCAAGCAGAATGGTTGGCTGGCATGAAAGGCGCTCTGAGCTACACGGACTACAACCGCATTGAAGGTGGAATCCAAGAGATTGCAGACATTTTGAACGCATCTGTTTCGGTAAAAACCGACTGGGATGTAAATGGATATCTGACTGTATCGGACGCTTCTCGCTGGCTTGTGAACATTTCCAACATCCGAGCCAAATGCAGCGGCCCCGGTGGATTGTCCGACACGCCGCCAAGTATGAACAACCTGACATATCAGACCATGAACCTGATTGAAACAATTCTGGCCGAGGTAGAGCGAATCGCAAACGACCACTTGCTTTACTGCTCAGAGCCAATATGCGGAGGTGAACCTTACTATGGTATTTGTTGACCGCAAGGCAAAGTATCCGGGCCGATGGACGATGAAAAAGTCTGACGGCACATCGGAAATTGTCACACTGGTTCGCAACGATGAGCCTGAAGTTGAAGGCACTCCGATGAACGCGGAGACGCTGAATACTTTAAGTGACGTTGCAGGTGCGGACGTTGCGCGTATACAGGCGGAAGCTGCTGCAAAGAAGTCGGAGGAAGACCGCAAGAAAGCGGAAGCTGCCGCAGGAAACGCCGCCAACGATGCAACAAAGCTTATCAAAGGCTACGCAGACAGCGCTCTTGCCAGCAAAGAAGCTGCCGCTGCGTCCGAAGTGAACTCCAAGCTTTACTCGGAAGCCGCCAAACAAGTGGTGACGCAGAACGCCAAAGGCTACGGCGGCGGATACTCTCGCACCTTTACTTTGACAGCCCCGCAGACCGGGTGGGCGGTACTGGAAGCTCCTATCGGTATTTACCGCTATTATGCCGACGTGGCCCTCGCGGACTGCACCGCCAAGTGGAACGCTTTTGCGGCTGTTTTGCCGGAGAGCGCTATGGCAGCTTTCGTGGCGCGGGTGGCGAATATCATCGAGACGAAGGATGGCAGCGTGCGTCTGTACGCGGTGAACGCGCCGGACGGCGATGTGAAGTTTACTCTCTCGGTGTTTGCGGTAGGTTCCCGCACCTATAGTCTGACGGTACCTGCCGATGGATGGGTACAGGCAGAAAACACTGTGGGGGTCAACCAGTGGCAATGCGATTTGACGCTGGAAGACTCTTCTGTTGAAAAAGTACCAATGGGTATGGCCGCACTGGAAAACACCACCGAAGCGCTCTCCACTCCGGGCCTGAGCGCAACGATGGAGACCTTTGACGGATACATCCGCGTTTATGCAAAGAAAAGGCCAGCGGTAGACATCAACATTGTGGTGATTCTGCTGGCAAAGAATGAGGTGAACTGAATGGCAATTGGTTCTATGACCACCAACAGCACGGTGGATATGATCGACAAGACCCTGAGCATTGAGAACGCACCGGCTGACGCAAAGGCTACCGGTGACGCGCTGGCTGGGAAACTTGGTCTGCACGGCACCGCAGACAACTCTGCCAAATGGGGTGATTATGAGCGGCGTTTTAATGAGGTAACTGATTCCACGCTTGTGCTCGTAGAAACCGGTGGAAAGTACGTTGATTTGCGTCCGGCAGAGAGCATCGGATTAACAGCCTTTGCCGCCTCCGGCGTTAACTACATTCGCTTTAACGAGGGCACGCAGATTTGCTGGGGGCGAGTTGCCCCTGCAAATGCCATAACTTCAACCGAAAAATACGTTTCGTTTCCTCTTCCTTTTGGCGAGAACGCAAAAGTGCTGACTTGTCCTAACGCTAATATGGGCGGGCCGATTGTCCAAGTTGGATGGGAAACTAGCGTTGGATTTACAATTGGAGCTATAAATGGCACCGGCGGGGAAACCTCCTGGATTGCCATCGGCCGCTGGAAGTAAGGAGGAAGACACATGGACACGATCGCTTTAGGTTACACCATAGCCAAGCCCGTAGAAACGCAGGAGCAGTGCACCGCTTACGCCGCGATGGCCGAGGCGGTGAATGCCCACAACGCCGCCTGTGCGGTGGGCGACACGCTGTGGGGCATTGAGGATAAGGCCGACTGCTACGAGGTGGCAGAGGGCGGCACGGTGCCGGAGCCGGAACCGGCAAGCACCCTGCCCACCACAGAGGAGCGGCTGGCAGCATTGGAAGCCGGTCTCATTGAGCTGGCCGCACAGGAGGTATGACATGGTACAATTTTACGTGACACAGATCAAGCTCCACCGATTTGACGGCACCTTCACCATCGACGACGTGCCGACCCGCTGGCGGGCCCGCGTACAGGCCGAGCTTGACAAGGAGGCGCAGGAAAATGGCTGATAAGACCATCCTAGACGTCTCCCGCTGGCAGGGGAGCATCGACTGGGACGCGGTAAAGCGCAGCGGCAAAATCGACGGCGTGATGCTTAAAGCCGTGTCCACCAACCGCAAGCTGAGCAAGCGCAAGGATGGGTTGTACATTGACCCGACATTTGAGCGCAACTATGCCGAATGCAAGCGCGTTGGTCTGCCGGTTGGCGTATACTACTACACCTACGCCACCGATAAAGAGATGGCAGACGCAGAGCTTGCCTTGCTCAAGACTGCCTTGACCGGAAAGACCTTTGAGCTGCCCATCAGCGTGGACGTGGAGGACAACAAAATCAAGAAGCTGTCCACACAGGCGCTGACCGACCTTGCCGCCTATGCGCTTGCTACGGTGGAGCGCTGGGGCTTTTATGCCCTGCTGTATGTCGGGCTAAATTTTGCGCAGACGGAGTTGTACATGGGTGGCGCGGCGCTGCGCAAGTACGATGTATGGCTGGCAAGATATCCCAGAGACAAGAGCAAGACCAAACCGGAGGACAAGCCCAAAACAGACTTTTCCTTTGGGATGTGGCAGTACACCAGCACCGCCAGCGTGCCGGGCGTGAGCGGAAACGTGGACTTGAGCCATGCGTATAAGGACTACGCCAAAATCATTGCGAAGAAGGGCTTGACCCGTCTTCGGGAGGGCAAATGACCGAAAAAGAAGCTTTGCTGTGGGTGCTTGGCATACTAGGCAGCCTGTGCGCCGCTGCCATCACGATCGACAAGGTGCTGGACATCATCCACAAGTACATCAAAAAGGCAAAAGCCCCTGACGATGCGCAGAACAAACGCATTGACGCCATTGAAAAGCGACTGGTTGCGGTAGAAACCGTTTCCATGCAGCACGCCGCAGCCCTTAGACGCGACATGACGCGATTTGACGGCATCGATGAAGAAATGCGTCTTGTCCTTGTTGGCGTACAGAACCTTTTGGATGCGCAACTGTCTGGCAACAACCGCGAAGGTATGCAAAAAAGCAAATCCGATATCAACAACTACCTGCTGAAAGGAGTAACAAATCATGGAAGCAATCCTTAACACCATTCTCACACCCCTGCCCGCATGGCTGGCACTTGCGCTCATCGTTGTGGGCGCTGTTTCGCTTGTGCTGGGGCTTATCCGTCTGGGCTACGGCGCAGCGGTCAAGACGCTGGTGCTTGACCTCATCGACCAAGCAGAGCGAGAAATTCAGGGCACCAAGCGAGGCGCAGAGCGCAAGGCATGGTGCGTCAAGATGCTGCGCCACTATCTGGACAACAGCCGGTGGGGCAAGCTGGTCTCGTGGGCAATCACGGAAGAGACCATGAGCAAGGTCATCCAGTTTTTCTTTGACCGCATGAAAGCGGCGCTGGAAAAGGATTAAGGAGGATATCATGGCAAGCACTACATACGAGCAAACGCCGCGCTATTATTATGATCAGCGTGCGTACCCGATTTTGTGGCCCGCAGTGTGTAACCATTTTTCCAACGGCGGCAAAATGGGACATTACCGTGCCGTGACCGTTCGAGTGCGCAACGCGGGACAGCTTCCGCAGCCTTTCTGGCTCGGTGCTGCCCGTGGCGGCGGCTCGTGTAGTCTTTCCGCCAGCGTTGCAAGGGCTTGATGCGGAACAGATAAAAGCTGTGATAAAACGTGCGCCGCTTGGGAGGTATGACCGGAAAATCGCCCGGTTGCGGTACGTTGACCAGCTATGCCAAGTTGATATTGCAGCGCGTGTGCCGTATTGTCGGACATCAATCGGCAATAGGCTGAAAATTATTGATAAAATGCTGGATGTGTGATATCATAATCTTAATTGGGTGCGATTTCTCACGAAACGCATTGAAGCGGCAGGCTTTCGGGTCTGCCGCTTTTCTTTTTGCACGAATTATGGTATAATATTTACAGACAATTCGCTTAATGAATTGCTGGTGTGGTCTGGCCTAAAGATTTCTGCCAACACAAGCGCACAGCTTACGAAATTTAGTCTCCTGCACGCCTACTCACAGTGCGTACTATGCGGGAGACGCTTTTATATGGTGATGCTTATGTGCAATACAAAAGAAGAACGATTGGCAAGAATCGCAAAATACTACACCACTTTTCACTTGTTTGGTGATTGGTACTTTGTTAAATTTTGGCCTCGGCATTGCCATAGTTGGAAGCGGTTCATTCCGTTTTACATTCCTATGCACTTAGGAGACCCAGATTGAAAGGCTCCGGCCTTTGTAGAGAGCGGCATTGCCTGTGGGCGGTTCCGCTCTTGATTTTAGACTTTGCCGTTTTGGCGGCATAAAAATCCCCTGCTTTGCCAAAGTCCTGCGTTCCGCGCGGGGTACTTTGTAGGCAAAGTGTGGGATTTTGTCTTATTTGCACTAGTTTTGTTGGAACTCTTGTCTTGCAAGTCAAAATGTGATATTTTATTTTCGCTTCCAATGTGAAGCCCTTAACAGTTAAGCGCTCATGCGGATTTTTTCGTGTGGGCGCTTTTCTTTTTTGTCCTTCGTTTGACGTTCGTTGTCTTTCGCTTTTTGCTGATGGAGTACACTTGTCACATCAGGAGGGATGCTTTATGAGCTATTACCAGATACCCGGAACGCCCTACGTTCCGCAGCAGCCTGTCAATCCTTACGGCGGCATGGGCACGGCAGGCCTTGCCACTCCCCTGCCAAACACACAGATGCAACAGGCACAACCGCAGCGTCCGCAGCCGATGAATTGGCAGCAGCCTGTTCAGCAGTCGGCACAAGACGGCGGCTGGCTGCTTGGTAGACCTGTTTCCAGCAGGGAGGAGTTTTTGGCGATACCGTCAGACCTGTACGGCAAATGGACATATTGCCCGGACTTGCGCAGTGGCGTGATCTATTGCAAGCGTCTGAATCCAAACACTTGTGAATCTGACGTGTTAGAGTTCTACAGCCCGGAAGCATGGCGGCAGATGCAGGCGCAACAGGCACAGCAGACCGCCGCACCGACACAGCAATATGTGCCTATTGAACAGTACAATGCCCTCGTGCATCGGCTGGATGAACTGGAAAAGTGGCAGAAGAGCTTCTCTAAACCCGCTTCCACCGCAAAGAAAGGAGAATAAATAATGTCCTCTCCGTTTGATATGATTACTCACAGCCCTATCATGCAGCTTGCAAATCTGGCTCGTGCCGGACAAAACCCAATGGGGCTTATTCAGCAGTTGAGCGGGCAGAACGCCCCCATCATGCAGGGCTTGAACCTGATTCAGGGTAAAAACGAAGCACAACTCAGGACGATGGCGCAAAACCTCGCTAAAGAGCGTGGAATCGACTTGAACCAGCTGGCAAGCGTCTTGAACCTGACGTTGCCCCGATAACACATCCCTCTAAGCGAAACGCTTCTCAGTTTTGCGGACTTGATAAAAACCGCTTTTGTTTGGCTTCGCCCATCGCATACGGCGGTGGGATGGCATAACGCAAAACTGAAAGGAGTTTTGTTATGGACGATTTTGCAACTGGCTATCTGGCTGGGCAGGACGGCGGCAATAACAACGGCGGATTCTTCGGCAACGAAGGTCTTTGGGCGGTTATTATCCTCGCCATCATCTTCGGCTGGGGCAACTACGGCAACGGGCGCAACGGCGGGGACAGCGGCATGAACGCCTACATCCCCTATCTGGTCGGCACTGGCGCAACTGGTCAGGGTGGTAACGACACCCGCGCGGCTCTGTCTGAGGGCTTCTACCAGCAGGATACCTCCCGCTCTCTGGCGGGCATCCAGAGCGGTATCTGCTCTCTGGGCTATGACCAGCTGGCACAGATCAACGGCATCAATGCCAACATTGCAAACGGCTTTGCTGGCACCAATCAGGCAATCTGTCAGCTTGGCTACCAGAACGCACAGCTTGTGAACGGTCTGGAACGCAGTGTGTCCAACGGTGACAACGCCATCAGCCTTGCCATCATGCAGGAGGGCAACGCTCGGCAGGCCGGTCAGACCGCACTTGCCACGCAGCTTGCATCTTGCTGCTGCGAGAACAAGCAGTTGATCGGCGACCTGAAGTACACCATCGCAACGGAGGACTGCGCTACCCGTCAGGCTATCGCAGACAACGCCCGCGCCATCGTGGAAAACTGCAACGCCAACTTCCGCAGCATGATGGACTACTTCACGCAGGATAAGATCGCCACTCTGACCGCTGAGAACCAGAGCCTGAAGTTTGCCGCTTCTCAGGATCGTCAGAATGCGCTTCTGACCACTGCGATGAACGCCCAGACCGACACCATCCTGAACCGGGTCAATCCTCGTCCGATTCCCGCTTATCAGGTGGCAAATCCCAACTTGGGTGTGAACTGCTGCGGCTGCTGCTAACCAACACACTCCCCGATAACACCGGGTGAACCATCGGGGCAGGGGTGATACACCTCTGCCCCTGATTTTTTAGGAGGAAAACATTATGGCTTGCAAAACAAGCTGCAAACTCTGCCCGCACCTCGTCATCTCGAATGCGGTCACGTTCGCCAATGATACGCTGACCATCAATATCCCTGCTGGCTCTTACGCAGCGGGAGAAAAATATTGTCTGGTCATTGCTCAGGCTTTGCCGGACACGACCACCATCAACGCCCCTGTGGTCATCACCATCGGTGCAGGGACTACCGCATACCCTCTGACCGACTGCAACTGCGCTCAGGCAACCGCAGAGAGCATCCACACTCGCACCCGCTACGCTACCCGCGTTGCAACGTCTGCGACCGGCACAGGCACGTTCAAGTATCTTGGCTGCTTCTGCCGCTCCCACGCTGGTGCGCCCGCGTCTATTTCTTGAGGAGGTGTAGATTATGGGCAAGACTAATTTTCGCCGCATGATGATGCTTCGTGACCACGAAAAGAGCAAAGAGCCTGAGCGCGATCGGCTGGAAGAGGAGCGTGACCGCAGGGAGCGTGAGATGGAACGCCGTCTGCGTAAGCTGGAAAACGGCAACGACCGCTATCCCTATTATCCGCAGGAGGAAAACCGTTACATCGACCCCTACCCTATCCCCCGCTACCCTGACGTTGAGTATGGAAGCAAGATGCCGCAAATCGGCTTTTCACAGAACGGAGACTGGGACAAGCGGTCTGGGCAGTATGAGCATGGCGGTGTAGACAGCCGCTCCATCAAGATGCCCCGCCAGCACCTCACCCACGATGAAGCGGAAGAATGGTGCGACAGCATGGTGAATGCTGACGGCACGAAGGGTTGTCACTGGACGCTGGAACAGACACAGGACGTTGCGAAACAGCGCAACATCACCTGTGACCCGAACGATTTCTGGGCTGTCATGAACATGATGTACTCGGATTATTGTCAGGTCGCAAAGCGTCAGTCCGTTGACACTCCGGGCTTCTACGCTGACATGGCAAAGGCGTTCCTTGAGGACGCAGATGCCGCAGATGGCAAGGCTTATCTCTACTGGGATTGCATTGCTGATAAGTAAAGCAAAACCCCTGTGCGGTCGTTGTGACCACACAGGGGTTTTGTCATTTCAACTTTAGAACTTAGTTTTTATCTGTTAAGCAGTTCTTTGATGTAAAGCGTCTTAAAATTTTTCAGATTAGGAT